TTAAAATCACTTGAAGATAATAATTTAGTAAATATTTCAGTTGCTATTAAAGTAGGAGTTGTTGAATAAGTACCCGTTGTATTATCAGTAGGAACACCTAAAAGCACATTACTCGGATTTGGAACTACTAATGTTCCTGTAAGCTCTAAAGCTGGTCCATAAGTAACACCATTTCTTACATTAGTTGTTGCAGGATTACCTAAAGCTACTCCAGGAGTATATAAAGTTCTTGTAATTGTGTTTGTGCTATCTTTAAATTGCCAAGATGTAACATTGTCATCTATTACTACTCTACCTGCATAAATAGCAGCATATGTATCTGTATGCACTACATTACCTCTAACCTTTACAAATGTTGTTAAAAGTCCTTGAATAGCAGGAGAGCCATTACCTGAAGTCGTTATTCCTAATACATCAATAGTACAAGGATTTGATTGATTAAATATTGCAGGAAAATTACCTACACCATTAACATTACCTATTATGTTTAAAGTTGAACCAGCACTTGTCCAAAAAGATGGTGTTGTACCTGCAATTTGATTTCCTGTTTGATTGTAAGTAAAATTTGATGTTGAAAATATTCCAGCTCCTGCACCTGATGTTGTTCCTATTGCTCCACCAGTTGTATTTCCTGTGTGATTATAAGTACAATTTGCAGTTATCCAAACAGTAAATGGAAAAGAAACATTTTGTGTTTGACTATTATTAATATCACCAATATGATTAATAATTCCAGTTCCTGTAACATCAAAGATTCTTCTGCTTGTGTTATTTTGATTATTTAAAGTAAAATTACCTACAATATTAAATGTTCCATTTGAACTATACCTTATTGATTGACTACCACTAATTGCAGCTAAAGAAATTACATTACCATTAAAAGTAGCGGAATTACCACTTGATAAATCATATAAAAGAGTAGGTGTAGTACTTCCAACTTCAATAGCATTACTTGCGGAACAAGTTAAATTACCACCATTAGCAAATTTAAACTGACCACCTGCAACAATACCTCCGTATAGGTTTGTAACTTCTGACATTTCGAGTTCTGAGATAGCAACAGTACTACCACCTTGATTTACTGTTACATTTATTCTATAATAAGTATAAGAGGTAGTATTTGATGAAATATCAAAAGAATAAAATGTGGAAACACCTGTTACAAAATTTGTTTGTGTGTCTAAAATAGTCCAAGTTGAACCATTATTACTTCCTTCAAATGTCCAAGTTCTTGGGTTAAATGTATTAGTTGACCAACTAAAAAAACCATATCTTTTTATAATTCTACCTGTTGGGAATTGGTACGATAACCAACCTGTATTTACACCAGTAAATGTTGCCCAAGCATTTCCTGTATTTCTATCAAATGCATTCCAAGCGTTAAAACCAGTTTGAACACTACTCGCAGCAGCAACACCACTTGGAGTTGTATTACTACTCATCTGCGGAATAGACATTGCACCTAAATTAGTAGGAGGTGTAAAAGCAGTGTTTCTTATTGTAAAGGCGTTTCTTGTTCCGTCAATAGTAACAGTGAAGTTATTTGCGTAAACATTATCAGCAGTTGTAGGTAATACAGAAGATGTAGAGAAGTATCCTAAAGAATCATCTTCCCATATTGCTAAACTGCTCCAATTACCATTTGCTATCGCTCTATAATTAGCCATTTGTTATAATCCTTTAGCTATTATAAACTCTTGTAATGCTTCACTTATTTTTGTTACAGCTTTCTGTAAATCTTCATCTCCATTCTCAATGTTTTTATAAACATCTAGAATGTGTATGTGTTTTGCTTCTTCTTGTAATTGATATGAAACACCATTTTCTACTAATTCAGGAGTTAAACGTAAAGCAACACTTTGTCCCACCTTATCATTTCCTAATAATGGAGACATTGATAGGTTGATTAAGAAATTTGGGTAGATTTTACCATCTACTTCTATTGGGTTTGTACTTACTATTGGCATATTATTTTATTTTTAAATTGGGACAGATGTCCAAGTTACATTATTAAAGACTTGTGTTGTTACAGTTCCATTTATAGCAACAGTGATTTTTGTTATTGTCCATACAGCATCTGATTCAAGACTTCCTGTTGGAGCAAATCCACAATAGTTTATATTTGCATACATAGCATTTCTTCTTATGTATCCTGTAGAAGAACCTGTATTTTGTAACTTTATATCGCCATCTTTGTTTATAACAACAACTGTACTTATCTCAGAAGAGTTTTTACCATATTTGTCTATTATTTGTATCATGATGTTACAATGTAATAAGTTGTACCTTGTACATCTGATACTAGATTTAAGTAATCTCCTTCATTTAAAATATAACTTTGTGAGTCTCTTATTGTATCTCCAGCATCTAATGTAAATTGATAAAGAGCAATAGGATTTTTAGTATCAAGTTTAGAAACTCTATATAATGTAAAAGAATAAGGATCAGTAATATTAGTTATAATAATAGTTGTTACAAAAGTAGAAATTTTTGTAGCAACAATGTTTGTGCTACCATCTGTAGCAATTTCTCCTTGATATATATTTGCCATTATTTTCCTTGTCCTTTATAAATTTTTTTATAATTTTTGCTAGATTTCAAACTAGAAGTTTTAGATTTAGCATGAACTCCAGGTCTTCTAACTTTACTTATCACCTGTTTCTCTGCTGTATTGGTTTGTTTTGCCATGGTTTAAAATAAATTATATTCAAAAATGAATCCATACCCTGATGGATTATTTGGTTGTACAAAGTATTGAACACCTAAATTAAACTTAGGAAATTCAAGCATTATATTTGTATACAACATGGGTTCATTTAATGTAAGTCTTATTGTTTGAACACCTGCATACCCATGAAGTTCAGGTTTCTTCCACCATCCTATTGCTTTATCTTGAATAGTGATTATGGCATCTTTCTTAAAAAGAATACTATCTTTTATTTTAATAATTTCTACAAGCTCATCGTTTTGCTCTTGTAGGTTTTTTATTTCTTCGTCTTTAAGAATTAGCTTTTGTTTACACAAATCTCCTTTAACAAGATCTTTGACAACCTCTCTTGCTACTTTCTCATTCAACACTATCTTTTTGACTGTATCGTTTTGAGAAAAACTCTTGAAGCTTACTAAAAGCAATAGTGTCAATAATCTTAACTGTGTCATGTTCTACTCGTATTAAAGTTTTTTGTTTTTCAATGATTGTGTTTCTACCAAGCTTTAAGCTGTCAAATTTATTCCAATGTAATTGTTCACGTTGTTCTAAAGCTTCAATCTCTTTTTCAAGACGTTGTTTCTCTAAAAGCAAGTCATTCTTCTTTTCTATCCCATAAAGAAGGAATAGAAAGAAGAATACTATTAGGATGGATCCTAGCCATTGTTGTTTTATGAACTTACTTATATGGTACATAACTTGTTTTTCCACCTTGTTTAACAGCTTTCAAAACTTGCTTACGCTGTTTACCAGTTGATTCGTATGATACATGAACCCAGTCAGGATTGTTAGCATTTCCAAACTCATAAATAAGTTGATCAAAATTTAGGTTGTCCTTGATGTAATCAAACACCATTTTATTAGTAACCCCATTTGTACTACCATCCATATCAATATCAATCGCTTCACCAGAACAATGCTGAGAAGACAAACTTCCTTTGATAGCAGTATTAAGAGCCTTGCTTCTATATCCACTTGATATATGGATAGGCACTTTAAAGTGTTCTCTAATTGGTTCAAATATCTTTTCAGCAAGTAATTTGAAATTCTTTACATGCTCTTCAGTTGGCATATTACTAATACCATTTCTTTTTGCCGTTTCACTTCTTGTAACTTCGGCAAGCGATAAGTGTTTACTCAATTGCATCTTCTTGTTGTTTTTTATTTTTATTAAAAATTTTACCTGCTGTAGCTATACCAAAAGCCACTGATGTTAGCATTAAAAAACCGTTGAAAATAAATTCTTCAACTACTAATTTGACACCCCATATTCCTGTAACTATATCTACAAAAAATGCAAGTACCATCATGAAAAAAGAAATAACACCAACGAATGATTTTTCATTTATGTTATTGTCATCACTAATTAATTCTTTCCAAAATCCCATAATTATTTTATTTATTATTACTTTCTTGTGTAGCATATTTAATACCCATAATTGTACCAACTATTGAAAATGCATTTGTTAATAAAACACTAAACATATTACTCCAAGTTGAACCAATTATTTGAGTTTCTTTATTTGTTATAATAGCTGCCCAATATAATAAAGTGGTTACAATTCCAACACCTATTATAACTGCCAAAGCACATTTAACAATCACTTTTATTAACTCGCTTTGACCTTTTTTTATGATTACATCTAAGTCATTTAAAGCAGCATCTTTCTCTTTCTCGATTGCATTTTTTAGTTGTTCTGACTTCTCTAATTCAATCTGCAAATCTTTTGAGAGAGCATCTACCTTATTTTTACTATTTACTGTTTCAGTAATGTCAGTAGCAATCTTCATTATTTTTGTTATATTATTGTTTTCATCAAAAATAGGATTGTAAGTTGCTTGTAAATAGATAGGACTACCATCTATTTTTTTTCTTTCAAACTCACCTTCAAAGAACTTCCCATCTTTTAATGTTTCCCAAAACTTTTTGTATTCATCTGACTTTGAATATTCATAACTAACAAAAATACTATGATGTTTTCCAATAAGTTGTTTGTGGTCTCCATCTTCATAACCCATTGCTACTAAAAATATAGAATTCATACCCAGAATATAACCGTCAAGATCAAAGTAAATAATAGCATTACTCCTATTAATTGCTTCGAGTCTACTCAATAGCTCTTCTTTTGACAAATTTTTCATAAATTATTTGATGTTTCTATATAGTGTGGTTAAGTATTGTAACAAGACACCTATCCCTATGATTATACCTACAGTCCAGGTAAATCTCTTTTTAAACTCTTCTTGTTTCTGAAGCTTAGCTTCTAATTCTTTTATTTTTTCTTTTAGATCAGTTATCTCTGCAACAAACCCACCAGTTTTTGTTAGTGAGTTTCCCAATATCGCATCTACAACTTGTGTTAGTTTTGTATCTATAGAGGTCATTTTTTCCTCTAGATCATGTAAACGTTGATCCATACTTTTTAATTCTTTTTCTACTTGTGATTCAAATGCGTTTTCCATAGGAGGGTTAAGGATTAGTATAGCACCCTGCATAGCTGCAGTGATGCAATGATTATACCATTATGCCTAGCAAATATAAATGTTATATTTGATACAAAGAAGCAGTGATTATATATTTTCTATATAATATAGCATAAGGCAAATATAAATTATATTAGTGAACTATTTTAAGAATATCTCCTGTACGATAAATTTGGCCAGCCACTAATCCAGCAAATAAAGCTGCAGAATTATTAGCAAATTCAGGAGTGGTAGTAGGTGTAGTTAATACAACACTCCAATCATTTACTCCAGTCCCTACAGACTTAGCAAAGTATAATATAGAAGTGGTTGTATTCAAATAAAGCTGTCCTCTATATGTAGCAGAGCTAGTAGGAGCAGTGGTACCAGTTTTTGGTACTAAGTTATTATTAATCTTAGCCAATATAGTTTCTAAGTCCGCTAAGGGAGCAACATCTATATTAGTAAGATAGGGGCCATTGTATATAATGCATTTAGCATTTTCATACGTAGCACATGTTGGGCAAATTGCAGCTGTTCTCATGTGAGCAAATTTATATATTAATTATGTATTATGAAAGAGTGTGTATTAAATAACTGCTATAATATAGCGTTACTTACTTCTAGATTCAGCAGTAACTCTTATTCCCATATCTTTAGCTAATTCAGGATATAGGTAAGGTAGAACTTCAGTTTGAATTTGTGATAGTCCTGGAATAATATTAAATGTATATTTTAAAGGGTGTGCTTTTTCTATCATTTCTTCATCATCTGTAACTACTCCATATCCTTCTAAAGATAATTGCTGTACAATTTTTAATCCTTTAGATAAGAGTCCTACAGATGGTAATAAACTTCCTTTGGTTATTGATTCAAAAGATATAGGGTTGTAGTAGAATGACACTTCATCAGATATTTTATTGATAGTTTTAGCCCACCATTTATATCTGTTCTTTTCTTCATCTGTTGCATCCTCTGGTGGTTCAGCTGCAGCTGCTGCAAATACCAAAGCTAATGTTCCAAGTAATAAACCAAGTTCTTTAGACTGATTCCAAAGTTGTTCTCTCATAAGATCATAAAACTCTTCTTGTGTTATCTCTAACTCTTGTCCAGTTTTTTTGTAATGTTCTATCTTCTTAGCTTCCAATAGCTGATCTAATATCTTAAGTCCTTTCTCAGTACCATTGATAATATCAATCATAGATGTTATATTTGACTTACCTAAGAATGCAACTGTTTTAAAAAATGCTCTTGTTCTACCATATTCCCATGTATCAAGTTCAACATTTTTCTTAATATCCATACCTCTAGCAGTAACTAATTTAGGTATCCAGTTCTTGAACATCATGAATGAACTAAACATGGTGTCTCTTCTATAATCAGCTTTGTTAGTAAGACTCATTTGTCCATTCAATGTTCTACCATATTCTGTTACTTGTAAACTAAACTTAGCAACATTTAAATCACTAACACCAGGAATAACCATTTCTCCATTTTCTATCTTTGCTATATTCTTTAAAGCATTTGGAGATTTTTTTAATTCAGTCACTCTGTTTTCAAATGTGCTTTCTAGTGCTTTTCTTTCACTAACAGATAAATTATACTTAGTTTGTCTATCTTGTTCTTTTAAATACTTTCTTATGTTTCTAATTTCTCCATCAATTACAATTGAATTATCAATAAAACTTAATGCATTAGCATACTGTAATTTTCTTTCAGGAAAAGAGTTAGTAATTTGCATAACATCTGTAAAAGACCATGTAGAAAGATATTCAATAAAACCTTGTTTCCAAGCAACACTTCTTCTTTGTTCTTCTGTTATATCTTCATTTAAAGGATGTATAAGATCTAAAAGTCCTCTTTCTATAGTAGACATTTGTCCTGTAGAAACTTTTAGATTATTTTTTTCAAAATCACCCCAAAAATTATAATAACCTCCTGCTTGTATAAAAGCTAAAAATTGGTTACCAAACCAGTTAGCTATACCAATTGCTGGTTTTAGACCTACAGCTAATGATTGTATCCATGTGTCTGCTGTAGCTATAACTTTTTTTGTACCTACTTCAAATTTTTCAACTCCTTCTTCTGTTTTACCTAGCTTAGAAGATACTGCAGAAATAGCAATGTTTCCTAATGAACTTTGATTTTCTCTTAATCCATAAAGTTCATCATCTATAATTACTTGTAATAAGTCAGCATTTTTATTTTCAGCAAGATTAACTTTTGGTATTCTATTTTCAAATACCACTTTACCATTTTCTATTATAAGACTACCTTTAGCTTTTTCTACAGAATGTAATGTAGTTAATACACTTTCTAAATTCTTTTTACTCTCATATTCTTCTAATGATTTAATCCAAAGACTTCCCACTTTGTTAAGATCTGTAGAAAGTTGTTCAACTGCCTTATCTGTTCTTGTAAAAAATTTAGGAATAATCTTTTTTACTTTACCTGTTTCAGGATCAAGTTTAGAAAACTGCTGTTCTTCATTAACCTTTATCTTATAAAAATCTTGAAAGAAATCTTTTGTTTGTGCTCCTATATTACTAGTTTGGTAAAACTTTTCTAATATTGTAGCTTCCATTAATGGAAAGAAAGAGTCTTGGTATTCACCAATATAACCCATTGCTTCTGCTCTTTGATTTAGTTTTGTAAAAAAGTTCCAAACATCTAATGCTGCTTTACTCTTAGACATCTCTAAGTATTCTTTCGAATAGTTTTTCTCTTCTTTGAAAGACTTACTGAACAAATATCCAAAGGTTCTGTCATTATATCCATTGAAAGACTCACTAGTTATATCTAATGCATTCTTTACAGCTTGGATGGCATATTCTTTATATCGTTCATTAGTTTCTGGATCTGAAGCATACTGTCTTTTACTAGCATCGATTATTCTTTGCTCCATAGCTGTTTTAGCAAGAGCATTGTACTCATCTAGTTTTATGTTGTCTAAGAAGAATTGTTTGTTCTTATCCTCTTTAGCTGTATTAACTTTTTTCCAAAACTCTGGATTAATCTTTTTAATAAGAGAAAGACCTTGATCAGATTTTGTAGCTATCATATCAAAAGCTTTCATCCCTCTAGCTTTTGCTTCTTTCTCTAAAGGAATAAGTAACTCTCCAAATTGTTTAATTTGTTTTCTAACTTTACCATCAACAACTTTTTTAGCTACCATTATAAAATTAGTAGCTAAGTTTATCAATTTAGAAGATAGTTTACTTCCTTCTGCAAAAGATTTCTCTATTCCAGAAATAGTAGCTTCTGCATCTAATACAGACAATTGTGTATCTTCTGTTGTAAAATTTTCTCTTAAAGCTATTTCTACAACAAATTGTTTCTGAAGATCTTTTATCTCTTTAAGCATGTTCTCTGTAGCTCTTCCTATATTAGTAAGATCATTAACTATCTTTTGTCCTTCTGAATTTAATTCTTTTCTAGGATAGTATGAAAGAAATGTTTCATCTAAATCTGCATATTTTTTTGCACCTTCTTCATAAGCAATCAAGTCTTCCAATTTTTTATTCAATTCTACATCATTCAGCTCTGCAAACTTTATATTTTTAAAGTCTTTTAATACATCAGCAGCATTGTTTAAAAATGTTTTACCAACATTAACTAATGGTTCAAAATCAAGTTTTAAATGCAAGAAACGAATAGCTTTACTTAATTCAGATAGATCAGCAATTCTTTTATCTTTTCCTTCAAATGTTACAGGTTTACTATATAACTTATCCCATTGAGCTTGTAATGAATTGATTAATTTATCTACTTGCTCATTACCTGTAGTTTCAGATAAGATTGGAACAGGAAGTAAATAAAGATTAGTTTCCTTAAGAGAATCTAATTTACCTATTTCTATGGACTCTGGAACTAATCCAGATTTTTTATCTCCTGCTATTCTATAATTATAATTCATTATAAAAGGAATCATACGAGCTTTACCTATTTGATTTTGGTTAGCTCCATATGTATAATCAATAGCAACAAACTGTCCCATTTGAGGAACCCAGTCTTTTATCTTGTCTCTTGATATGTCATCATACTTAGTTTTATCTACAGTGGTGAATTTCCAGTCAAGGTTATCAATCTTCATATCCCAACTTCCATCTTTCTTCTGTACAGGATAAATAGCTTTAAAGTCCACAGTGGATCCAATCATACCTTTTTCTTTAAGGTTGACCACCATTTCTTCTATAAGAAATCTTGTTCCAGGAGGATAACTTGCTATCAACTCTTTATTGAAGTTGTGTAGTTGTTTTTGTATTTCCAAAGGAAGTTTAGATTCCACTCTATTGTTTAAAGGAGTGGCATAAGCAAATCCTGTAGCTTTATCTATAAAGTTAGTTTCAAGATCTCGTTGTTGAAATAAGTGACCTGCATCTCCCCAATCTTTCTTTTGATCATCTACAGCTTTATCTGCTTCTGATCTTTCTGGAAATTTTTTATTCTTCTTAATTTTTTCTGTAATAGTGGTAGCTACTTTTTCTCCTTTAAATGTATAATGTCTTTTTTGAGTTATATTACCTTGAGCATCTTTTATTTCAGGATGCAATATCATATCTTTAGAATACTCTTTAGCCTTATTCCAAAAGTCAGTAATTTTATTTGTTACACTCTGATCTGCTTGAAGATATATACCCTCAGTTTTTATATCAGCAACTGTACCAGCTTTACCAGATTTAACTATTGCTCCTGCTGTTTGGAATATATCAATGTTAGATTTTCTATACACTCCTCTAAGTTTATCTAAAATCATATCCCATAACTTCTGAATCATGTTTCGAGTTTCCTCTTCCATTAGTTCTGGATACTCTGTAGAGCCCTCAGATTGATAAACTACCACCTCAGATATAAGTTTATCCACAGCTTCTTTTTTAATCTTTCTAATGTTAGGTTTACCATTAGCAAGCTGATACTCTTTCTTCTTACTATAAACATCCAAAACTTGCTTATAGATTTTGAATCTATCTATCTTACTGATAAGTTCTGTTATAAGCTTTGGATCAGTTTGTTCCAATATAGCTGTTGTGATGTGAACTATCTCTTCAACCAATGCTACATCTTCTTTACCTTGTGCAACAGCCACTGCTCCTTTTATAATATCAGCAAGACCATTTACATTTTTTACATCTATTTCAGGATTAGCTTTAGCATAATCAAGTAAGTCTTGAATATCAATACCCATTTGTTCTGCAGCTTGTCTCATCATAGCTAAAGTTTCTTCTGAAGCTCTAGATGCAGGCATGTCTTCTGATTGTAAATATCTAAATGCTTTATCAGTTTGTGCTACATTTTTAGGTTTAGATAAAATATAATCTGCTTGATCTTTTTCTCTTTTAAACATACGTTCATTATTTCCTTCTGGACTTAACGTAAGTTTACCAAAATATATATCAGCAAAACTTTTAAAAATAGAATTAGTATTAGCTTGTTGACCATTCTTATAAACAAAGAAGTCTACAGCTAAATGATTTTGTGAAGTAGGTTTTACTATTTCTCCTTTTTCATTTAAGACATTGTATTTTGTAATCCACCCATTACCTCTTTGAAAATCTCTTTCTAATACTTCTATCTTAAATCCTTTTTTAGGAATCAAGAAAGCAAATGTTTTATAATCTTTTTGTTTATTATCCCAACCATAATGATATGGCTCAGCATTCATGTTCATTAAATCTTCTTGAATACTAGCAAAATCATCAAATGAATTTACATTAAAATCTATATCATGTATAGGTTCTGTTGAACTTCTATATACATCTTCACCTTGTCCTGCTATTGCAATAGATCCAGTGAGTTTCATATTCTTTGATGTAAAGAAATTAATTATTCTTTGAGCAAAAGGATTTCCTTCTAAAGCTTTTTTATAGTTTAGCTTTTCTGTAGCAGGTTTTAAGTTAGCTATATAATCTTTATTACCAGCTAATATGTTAAGAGCAATATGATCTGCTATTTTTGAATTGTATTGTAACGCATCACCTATATTGCTACTGTTCAATATATTGTTTATGAAATTAGTTACTGCATCAAGTGCTTTCTGCAATAAAGTTTTATCAAACCCACTTTCTTTATAATTTTTAACAAGAGATTTAGCAATAAGTTTACCTATAGCTTCTATCTTTACTTGTTTCTCATTATTATAAATAGGCATGTATTTATCATACACTTCTTTATACTCTGACCAGTTCTCTATTTCAAACAATAAGTCTTTGATATCAGGATGATTCTCTCCCATTAACATAGTAGCCATGTGTCCAACTTCTTCTGGAACAGTTTCAACATTTCTATCTTTTGTATACCAAATAAGTTTATTTAAAACATCAGTGGCCCCTAATGCATCAACATCTAATTTAGATTTTAATTCCTCAAACTCTTTAGACCTAACACCAAAAGGTTTCATAAAATCCAATAAGTAACTATCAAGTTCTTTTATTGCTGATTCTACGTTACGCTCATCTCTTAACTGAAATAATGTATCAGCTGTAGGGAACTTATCCAATCCATTCTTTTCTTGCCACAAAGAAACCTTTGCAGCAAGAATTATTGGATTCATATTGGATTGTTCAGCTAATGCTTTGAACTCTGATGAGCTTCTATTTACACAATGTGCCATATTAACATTCGTTTATTTTATTTTTTTCTTCTTGAGATAGTGCATCCCATTCTTCTTGTGATATTCCTTCAGGTTTTTCACTTACAGGTTGTGTAGGTCTAAGTTCATTTCTTACTTCCATAAGTAATTTTGGAAACTCTTTACCCCATTTACCTTTATCTTGTGTATGTGTTAATTCTGCATTACCTGTAGCTAATAAACTAGCAAGAGCATTTGGATTTTGTTTGAAAGAAGCTAATAGAAGTTCATACATAAATGTTTCAGACATTCTATCCCATTCTTTTAATCCTTCTGGAAATGTATTTAAGGAACTTCCACTTCCTAATGCTTTAAGTTTTGCACCGTTAGTTTCGTTAGCTATTTTTTCTGTAACTTTACTTGAACCTTCAAATGGATCTCCTGCCACTATAGATTTAATATACTGAAATGCTTGTTCTACAGAATAAAAATTTCTTTTAAAATTAGCACCCATATCAAAAGATATATCACCCTGTTTTAAAGTAAATGGCCTATTAGCAAAATTACTTAACTCAGCATTCTCTCCTGTACCAGCATAGATATTAATCTTTTTAGAGCTATCTATAACATCACTTACAGGTTCTGTAACAGCAGTATCACCTGTAGATGTAACACCACCACCTTTATATATGTCTACAATAACATCATCTTTCACTTCATTCACTTTATCAAATCCATTGTCAAGGACTGATTGTTGATTTGTTGTGTAGAACTCCTGTGCTCTAAATGAATCACCCCATGCATTGATTGCTTTATATACATGTTTAGTATAAACAACACCATTCTTTTCAGTGATGTGAAGAAGAGGAACTCTTTTATTATTCTCATCTATTGTATACACTTTCTGCATTAGCATTTTATGTTGATGTTCTGTATTACCAGTTTTTCTTCTTAAAATTCTTTGTTCTGAAGAAATAACATCTTCATAAGAATAAACAATGAAATCTGATCTACCAGCTTCTGACATTGGACTAAGTCCAACTAATTTAGGAATAACATTATTTTTTACAGCAGTTTTTAATGGTTTGATTAATGTATCTATATCTAAATTAGATACATACTTTGTACCATCTTTATCTTCTCCAAAATATAACGTAGCTCTTTTATATGTAACTACATCACTATTATTCCAATTGTTTCTCTCAAAAACATTTAATTCTTGAAATTTTGCTAAGTTAGGAAGTTTTTCTAATATAGACAAGGTATCTTGATACAATCCTTTAAAATCATTATAAGGAAGTAAGTTAGTGAATGATATAGGAGAATTAGTAAGACCAGATTGCAACAATGCAAGTCTAGTTAATTTACCGTAAAGTTTTAAATTATTCTCTTCTTTCAATGTTTCTCTTAACTCATTGAATCCATATATTGTTAAGTTTTGGTCAGCCACTTTGTTTTCTCTATTGTCTAATATAAGATTAACAGGAGCACCTTTTTTACCTCCTTGTTTATCATTTTGATCTATAGATAACGAATTAAGAATGATGTTATTGAATAATTTATGTTCTGGTTTAGGAGCTATTCCTTTTACAGGATTGCCTAATATAGAGTCTCTATAATCAATAATTTGTTCAGCAGCAGATTTCTCTGTTTCTGATCCTAATAATATTGTAGCCACTTTTGTATTAACGTTTGTTTTTGTTTGTACAGCCCAATCAAAAAGATCATTTACAGCTTTTTGTGAAAGCTTAACAAAATCTCTATCAGACATATCTGTATATGGCTCTAAAACATTTTGCATTACTTGTCTAACATTACCTCTATCTGACATTAACACCTCAGAGAATGCATCTCTATAGTCAAATATCTTATCTTTTAATTCTTTAACAAAAGATCCTGAAATTATATCATCTACAGAAGATATAATGGTTTTTCTTGCTTTCTCTAATTGAACCATTTTCTTAAATACTAAATATGGATCATTAATTGTAGCTGTGTCATAGTTAGAAGCCTGTGATACATTAAACATGTGAGAAGCCATTTTAGAATATTTCAAGAACTCTTTCAACATATATTGTTGTTGTAGCTTTTGAAGATCAGTCATGTTTGCTTTAGGAACTGCATTATTATATTTAAGCATTTTGAATAAATCTGTTTCTGAAGGAATTCCTTTCACAGATGTACCTGATTTTAAAAACTCTTTACTAGGACTATAATCATTTAATTTATCTGCGATCATATCATCTATATATAACCAAGAATAACCTTTATTCTCAATAGCACGTAAATAGTCTCTAATGATAGGCTGGTTCATAAAATATCCTACAGTTTCAATAGGAACACCAAGATCAATTAAAAATAACCATGTAGAAGCTGTATTAGTAGTTGCACCAAGTTTGATAATCCAGTCACCTTTAGAGATATCCACATATCCATCAATAAACATTCCATTAATGTCTGATATATATTCTCCTGCTTTATTCTTAATCCAAGAAAGCATTGGTCTTTTTACACCATTTATAGTGGCAGAATTATATTCTTGAAAGTTAATGTCTGTATCTGTAGCAAACAAATTAGAATCTGGATCATTACCAAGAATAGTTTTATCTACATCATCAATCAAGTCACCTTGTAATCTATCTACATCTACATATGTAACACTACGTTGTCTTTGAGCATGTCCTGTTTGACCTTGAGCAGCAATACCTAATGCTTGTTTACCACCAACAAAAGATTGTCTCAAGTTAGACATAAATGCTCTACTTAACATATTACCTACATTTCCAAAATCTGCTTTATCATAACCCATCTCTTCTTGAATATCTTCAGATAATTTTTTTAATGGTGATGCATCATTAGGTTTAACTAAATTTTCGTAGTTTAATGAATTAGATATAAGGTTTTCTAATGATTGTATATAAGCATTCTCTAAAGATTTTTTATACATGTCTTGTACAAATATTTTAGATAATGTTTTTTGTAAATCTTCATTAGTTAATACATCTAGTTTTTTACCTAAACTCTCAAATCTATCTTGGAATATTTCTTCTACAATATTTGTAGCTAATGAATCATCTATCATTGCTTCTTCAAACATTTCTTTGAAAATAGGAACCCATTTTTCCATTGCTGTAGTTGAAGCTTTACCAAAAGAAACATCTCTAAATAACTCTCTTAATGCATCTTGATTAAAAATTTTAGATGTTGTTGTATCTATTTTACCAAATAACTTTTTATCATATAATTCTTTAAATTTATCTTTTGCTTGTTCTCCATATCCAAAGAAAGGAACCACTCTTAATTTTCCTTGACCATCTGTATATAAGTTTTTCAAATAGATTGATAACTTATCAATATCAAAATCCGATCCTGCTTTCTTAACAATAGCTGAAGGAATAATTACTGAATCTCCAAAGTCTTTAGGTAAGAATTGTTTTATCTTGAATACATCAATAGAGTTTTGTTTCTGAGTAGGAATACGAAATGCTACACCCATAAGAGCTTCAAATTCTTTCTTACCTTCTGGATCATTATTAAAATAGTCCATTAACTCAGCATCTGTTTTATTAGATTTAAACCATCTACCAAGCATTATCTCACATACTCTCTTACCATCTTCATTTTTATAGAATGCTAATTCTTCTGAAGAATAAACAAGTTTAGGACTACCATCTTTATTAAATGTTGGATTACCTTTACTATCTAATACAGGTTTTCCTTCTGGTCTTACAGATTCTAACAATGCAGAAGATACTTGTACCTTCATACCTCCTGATATTTTAGGACGTACAATAGTTTTATCAGCAATAGAATAAAGAATGTTTCTTACTTGTTGATATACAGGAGTAGCTTCTAATATAACATCACCTTTCACAAATCCTTCAAATGCATCTGTAATGTTATAATTGATTTCTCTTTTACCAATTTCTTCTGTAAGAGTGTTAACTAATTTATCTCTATCTTCTATTCTCCACTCTCTATCTCCTTCTTCGTTTATAGTTTCTTCAATACCTAGTTTTTTGTATAAAGATTCTACAGCATCTTCAATTCTAGCTTCTAAAAGTTTTTGATTATTTATAATTTCATTATAGATGTTTACACCTTCGTTATAGCTTGATTTATCCTCAAGTCCTAACCAAGCAATGAATCTTTCTTCAAATTCTTTTCCAGGCATAAAATCTACAGGAACTCCAGATTCTAAATAATCCATTGTGGCAAGTTTAGTAATCTGAGATCCTTGTGTAACAATTGGAGCATCTTTAGAAGGAACTTCTGATTGTACAGCTACAATAGTAAAAGGTATTTTACTTACAGCTCTTTTAACATTATCTTTTAGATTACCTTTTAATTCTGCAGCATCTTCAAATGGTGTATTATCAAATTCTCCATTTGCTTTATATAAAGGAGAAATCTTTTCTGTTCCCACTTTACTTCCTGAAGCAAATACAGCATAATCTATATTCTCTTTTTGCATCTTGTTATACAACTTGATAGCGTTAGACTCAGGATTTAATTCATAAAGAATTCTAAATGATAATGGAGCAAGTGCAAACTTGTGTAATACAATATCATTGTAAGTTCTACCATTCTCTTTATTACCTCTAACAATAGGTTTAACAGGTGTATATGTATCTTTAATTCCTGGATTACCTTTTAAGAATTTTTTAATAGCAGTTTCATCAGCACCTGATTTAACAAGTTCTTCAAATGCTACATCAAATCTATATTGTTTTTCATTATTAGCAGTCCATGTACCAGCTCTTAAAGCAAATACTCTGTATGCTTTAAGTGTAATTAATCCTGCTCCATCTGTTTCTTCATAAGGAACATCATATCCTATATTTTCATTTGTACTTAATACGTCAGCAACCGTTACAGATTTAAAATAATCTTGAGTCATATCTGTATATCCAATGTCACCAGGTTTAAATCCTTTATTATAGATTTCATTAAGTCTAGCATCTATTGTTTGTGAACTAGGAACTAATGGTTGTCCAGGAGATGTAAAGTTTTTAATACGTTTAAGCTCATCATTATATTGATAAGGATCTGAATAAATTAATTTATGCATTTCAATATTAGCTATTATATAATTAATACTTAATGCTTTTAATTTTGTATTTAAACCAGCTTGTGTAACTGCTTCTCCTTTTTTAAATAAATCTACTTTGTCTACTTTAACTACACTATCTTCTGTTGTTACAATATCATATGCTCTTAACAATTCTTCTGTATTTGCTGTTTCTTCTTTAATAAATGCCTCCACTGCAGAGTTTATAGCTTGTTTATTATCTTCATACAATTGTTCAGCATCAGTGTCTTTTTTAATTCTAGAAGCAATCTTTTTATGTACATCATCTCCTAAAATAGCTTTAAAGAAACGAAGATCTTTTCCGTTATCTTTTGCTGTATTTCTATTTTCTTTCGCTAATTCCACTTCAGAAATAAAATAGTCTTTGAATATATCTAAGTAGTTCTTATTAGATAGTTCATTTTCTGAAACAAATGGATTTTCTTTATTATACATTCTAACAGCATGTTCCAATGAAGCATCTCCAGGAACAAGGTTCATAAATATACCAGATAAGTTAAGATTTACTTCTTGTATAAGTCTTTGTCTATAAGTAACTTTAGAAGCTTCTTTTTTCTTACCAGTTTCTTCATCCACTATACCATCTACAATAACAGGTTTTAATAACTCTTCAGTACCATTTCTACGTTTACCTGTACTATCTGGTCCAACTATATCAAACATCTTTTTCAATACTTGACTTCCTTGTACAAATGCATCATTGTTTGCTGCTAAATAAGCAAATCTTTTATATCTAGGATCATTTTGTAACTCTTCTATATTTTTTAATCTAGATAGAGTGTTGTGTAATGCACTAATAAGATTGGTACCAATAAATGATTGTGTACGTTCTCCATTAATATTAAAATATGTAGATTGAAATTCTGTATTTTCAATAACAGCTTTTACAATAGCTAGTCTAAGTAAATCTCCATCAATGTTTAATGTTTTAGTATTGATGGTTGTTATACCACCATCTTCTTCAACATCATTATTGTTAGCATCTCTCACTATTTTTGTATCTCCCACCTTAGAAAGTTCTTCTCTAATATACCCCACTGATTTTTTAAATGCAGAAATTTGATCTGCTTTTAAATCTACAAGATCTCTTTCATTAAATTGTATTCCAATTGAATTAAGAAAATCAACATATTGTTTTAGATTAGTACCATCAAACTGTAATGCTTTTAAATTATCTTTAGCATAATATTTACCTGTAGCTGGTACATATCTAAAATACTTAGATTGATCTGCTTTCAGTGTAGATATTATATCATTAATCATTTCTTTTTTAGCTTGTTTAGCTGCACTACTAAGTGTAGAGTTACTTACAACTACATCACCATCCTCTTGTAAAAATACAGTGATTACATCAGGATTTTGCATACTAATAGATTTCCACAATGCTGCAGCTAATTGGAAGTCATGTTCTTGTATAGTGTTTATGTCCAATCCTACATCAGCTGAATTACCTGTTAATCTTCTAAATAAAGCATTGTAATTAGGATTGTTTTCTGCCATTGTTTTAAGACCTAATAACATATCTTCTATATCCATAGAGCTATGTAAATTACTCTTTAAATCAATGTGTATTTGATCTGCAGGAATAAGTGTAACTCCTCCTATAGAAGAAGGAAACCAATCTATTCTACCATTAACTACTTGTGTAACAGGAAGTGTGCTCAATACAAGTTTTAATGCAGCATTAGCTTTTCTATATGAATCAATTTTATTAGATCCATCAGGTTCTCCTCTACCAGTGTTTTCTTCACTATTCAAAATACTATCATCACTCTCATCAAATTGAACATCAAATGTTTTTAAATGTGCTTTATGATTTTTAGTAATCTCTGCCCATTCCATTTGAATGTTGTATGATAGTGTATCAATATTGTTATTCATTCTAGTCACTTTTTCTAAAGTTGTTTTACCTTCAGTAACTAATATGTTATTTAATTTCTTTTGTCCTGCAAGAAGTTTTAATATACCAAGTTTAAGAGCTGGATATAACTCTGATTCTTTTTGATCATTAATAGTAAATACACTCTCATTATTCAATGAAAGTCTAGTCAATGTCAAGAATGTCATATGCTGAATAATGTCATGCATTTCAATCTCAGGGATTGTTGTTGATCTCATTTCAGAATCAGCATTAGCTTGAGCATTTTCAATATCTATAATTCCTTTTTTAGCATAAGATAATTGTGTTTCATATGGATTAAACTGAGCGTAATATCCATTACCAATTCTATTGAATAACTCTTTTGTATTACGTTGAGCATTCTCTCCTGTAAAGAAAGCTTTAATAGCATCAATCAATTGAGAGAACAATCTACCTATTAAAGTTTTTGATTCTCTTGGAAGACCTAATTTATCATTAAGAACTGCTTCTCTAAACTCTTCAGCTAATTGTTCTTTAATTTGATAAGCTGTAGCATTTTTATATTCTATAGTTTTACCAGACTCTCTATCTACAAATGTTCCTTTTCTTGATTTGAACTCATTAATTATATTTTGTTTTTGAGCTGGTCCAGCAAACATTTTCCATACAGCTTCAAATACCTCGTGATAAGCTGTTCCTTCTTCTGCATTCTCGTATACATATATAGCAGCATCATGAAGCATACCCCAAGCTTGTCTACCATTGGTACCTTTTATCATATTCTTCACTCTATAGAAAGGAATATTAGGAAGCATTTTAGCAAAAGCTTCTTCTAATTTTGTCCAGTCCTCTGTTTTGAATTGATCTAGTTTGTCAATAGCTTGAGCAACTCTCATTTCACTTCTGTCAACTTCTACATCATCTATATCATCTAGATTAATAAATCCTTCAGGAAGTTCAGGTGTTGTTACCACTTCTTCAGGAATGATTACTTCTTCACTATTTTCTATATCAGAAACAGGATCTTCTGGTTGTACAACTGGAGATTCAACTACAGGAGCTTCATCAGCTATTGCTGGTTGAACAGGAATCATTTCTGATACAATTTGTGGAGCAACAGCTTCAAATATTTTATTTAAAGAAACTGCTTCTGCTGTATTTTCACCTACTGTTTTTACAAAAGCTGAAATACCATTAGTGTTATCTGTTGTATCAATATATGTTACTACTTTGTTATCTTTAAGAATATTTAAAAACTCTTTTGTCAATGCACCATTTTCATATAGACTAGTGAAGTCTGTTAATCCTTTTAAATACTCAGATATTTTACTAATATCAAATGTAAAGTTTATATTGTAAATTGGAGTTACTCCACCTTTACCATCTGGTTTACCACCTATAGTAATACTATTTTCTGTTGTTCCGTTTAAATCATATTGACCAGGAGTTGTAGGTTGTTGTTGTGGAGTTACTACTGGAGCAGGTGTAGCAGTTGGTGTAACCACTACAGGAGCAGCTACAGGAGCAGCAGGTACAGTGTACTCTACTGAACTATTCAATGTAAAATATACACCTTTTCTATTTGTATCTTCTGCAGATGTAAGAGGTCTCACTTGTGTAGTAAGAGGAATTTCTTTTCCAGTTCTTTTACCTATAACATTTCCATCTTTATCTACAATATTTCCAGACAATAAATATGTTTGATAATTAGGCCATGTTCTTGTAACAGGATTACCTAAATTATCAAATCTTAATATTTCATCATAAGGAGCATTATATGTATCTATGTTTACTTTCTTAGCATCTGTGTTAGCATACATTTGTCCTAGTAATCCAAGAATATCTTGTTTACTATTAATTAATCCTTGTGGTGTGAAATCAAAATAAGCTTGAGATTCTTTCTGAAGACCAGACATAAATAATTTTTTAACTGGTTTTCCATTCTCTAAAACATCCTCAAACCAAATATTATTATATCCAGCAGGTTTTCTTGTACCATCAGGATATTTAGCAATACCCCAATAGACAACACTCTTTAACCAGTTTAATATATTCTTATTAACTTCTTCTTTTTCACCACCGTATAAAGATCCATTTGCAGAAGCATTTTTAGCTAAGTTTAACATAGCATCAAAAATTGTTTCTGATTCATCTTTGTTAAACTTTTTATTATAAAGTCTAACAAGTCCTTGTCCTGGTATACGTAAAAACACTCTACCTTTAGGAGATTTAAAAGAAACACTTCCTTCAGATTTATCATCATTAGTTGTAGCAACAGTGATTACAGCATCTCTATTAAGAATACCTTTAGCTAACAATCCTGCATCTTGTGCAGAAGTTCTTGCAGAAGTATCATTAGATATAGTTCCATCTGCATTTTTATATTTAACAAACTCTAAATTACCAAAAGATGTTTTGAACTTCTGGCCTTTCTTATCTAATGTTGTATTAGCTAATTGTGTTTCTCTCCATGCTTTATATTGTTCTTTAAGAGAATCTCTTTCATATTGAGGGACAGTATCTCTAAACATAGAACCAACTTTACCATCTTGTCCTTTAGATGTAAGACTAGCAGAAGGAAACACTTGAAATATAGCATTGTTATAAAGTCTCTTGTTATATTCTTCTTGTGTTTCTTCAGCAGATTTTCCAGGAATAACTTTTCCATCCTTATCTACTAGTTGTCCATTCTCTGTTACAACTAAGAATATAACTTCTTTTCTGATGTCTTCTTTTCTTTTAATATCTGCAGGAGTGTTTCCTGGAATATCTTCAGATATAAAAGCTTCTGTTAATCCAGAAAGTATTTGATCTTCTGTATTAGCTGTTACAATAACACCTCTAAGATCATCTACATTATCCATATCAGACACTCTAGCCCCAAAGTGATTAACTCTTGCAGCATATCCTGGAAGAGGTCTTTCTGCAGTATCTTCTGTAAATGGTTTAGTACTTCCTACTACAGCAAGTTTATCTTTCTTAGCTTCTTGCTCATATGGTCTTGTACCAAAGAAGTTTTGCACACTACCTGTTAATGTACCAAGAAGTTCTTGACCTAATGTTACATTACGTTGCATTTGTTTAGCTTCTTCTTCTTGTCTTTTTACATCTTCTGCAAATTGTTCAAAAGCATCTAATATTTCTCTTTTAGCTATTTGTTCATTAACAAGTTTATCCAGTCCTTCTTTTAAATCTGCTATATCTTTAACAAGCTCTTCTGCTTTTTTATTTAATGCAGGTATTTTTAACTCAGCTGAAAAATCATTTATGTCTGACTCTAGTTCTACCACCTGCGAAGTGATACCTTGTTTGTTATCAATATAATATTGTGCACCTTCTTCTCCAAGAACTTTTTCTAAATTAGCTTGTAAATCATCTATAAATAATGGAACACCTGGATTTTCTTGTTTAAGTCTTTTGATATAATCATTAAATATACTAAGAGCTTTCATTAAAGCATCTTCTATTTGTTTTAAAAGACTATCGTTATCCTTGATAGCTTTGTTAGTTATATCAATTAAATCTTCAAGAGTGTTAATATCAGACTTCAATAGGTTAATCATCTCTCTACCTGATTCAGGAAGAGAATCAAGGTTATCTAAAAAGTCTTTAAAGAATGGAATGTTAGATTCTAATTCTTCTTTCTCACTCAGTAATTGCTCATTTTCTTTAGTTATTAATTCCTGTAAAGAAGATAATTCATTGATTATCTTTTTCATTGCAGGAGTTTGGTTCTTTCTAGGTTTTCCTGCTTTAGTAAGACTCTCTTTTGCAAGTTGATCTTCTAATGCTGCAACAGCTTTGTCTAATCTATCTTTACTAGTGTTTAGTTTATTGTTTACCTCTTCTAAACGTTTAACACTTTTATCATAAAGATCTAATATAATGTTATTACGTGTTTGTAATCTTTGAGATATAGTGGTTGGAGCATTTACAAACTCTTCTGCAGCTTGTTGTTCTTCAGCTGTGTATTCTCCTACTTTTGTAATAATAGCTTCTTTAAAGCCTTCTTTAGCTTTAAACATATTATTATAAACCTCTCTTCTTATAACTTTTCCTTTCTCATTTTTATAAACAAATATAAGTCTATCTTTGTTTGCTGTGTATTCAAGTCTTCCTATAACAGGATTACCATTAGCATCTTTTATTAATTTATTTGAAAAAGTATTATTTCTGTTTACATAAACATAGTTTTTCTTTTTATCAGAAGTAATATCAGATAATTTAGATAGTTGATAATCTTCAAGAACTTGTGCAGACACATCTCTTATTCCTTTGTTATCTTTAATTTTATATGTACCATCTCCATTATCAGCAAGAATAGTTAATACAGGATCTTGAATAACTTCATTACCATCTTTGTCGTACTTAACAACTTTTCCTAATAAATACTCAGTACCTATTTCAATTTTCTTATCTACTACTTGTCCTGTTTTACCATCTTTAACTCTAACTGTAATAGTTTCTTTAGGAACAATGTTACCATTTTCGTCTAATACATTACCTTCTTTATCATTAACATTAGGATCTACTGCTTGAAACTTTTCAGGAAATTTTTTAATTGAATCAAATTCTTTTAGTAAAACTTCTCTTTTAATAGTCATATATGCAGCATCATCTAAAGCCTCAATAAGTTCTTCCTTATTGATAAGTTTACTACTTTCAAGATTAGTCATAGCTAAATCAAAAGCTTCTAAATTTCCTTCAGAAACATTATCTAATATTTCATTTATATTATTTACACTAGCAACCAATTTATTAGATAAACTTGGAATACGTTGATCATAATCTGAAACTTTAGTAGCAGCATACATCATCTTGTCAATAACTGCAGATGAATATACTTGTTCTCCATTCTCATCAACTTGTCCTCCATAACGTAAGTTAAGAGATTGGTATAATGATTTCATATTATTAGCTGTTTGCTCAAGACTATTTAATCTAGCCATGTATGCTTCTCTAGTATCAGTAGCAAGAGCTTTACCATCTGTAACAAGTTGATTAAATCCCTGATCTGTACTAGCCAATATTTTATAATCAGCAATGTCAGACATTACAAGATCAAATCTACCAAACTTAATACGAGGAGTTAGATAGTTAATAATGTAGTCTGTTTCTTTGTCTTTGCTCTCAGTTACATTACCTTCCTTTAAAAGTTTTTCTCTTTCTTGTTGAAGAACAGTTCCTCTATTTACAGAATCAATTGTTTCTTTAGTAAAATCTGATAATTTGAACTTACCAAATTGTTCAATAGCTTTAGCTGTGTTTTTAGATTTTTCTCTACCTTCCATATAGTTACCTCTGGCCATCATTAAAGATCCAGATAGTCCACCAATAAGAATATTCTTAGCACCTTCATTAGTACCAAAAGTTTCTGTTATACCAGTAGATACAGCATCTAACCAATCTGTTGCTTGATTATCATATTTTTTATCATAATAAGAACGAGTACCCATTTGAACAGCATACTGTGCACCTTCTTCAAATCCTTCAGATGCAGAGAATAGATACGGTCTAACAGAATTCAATGCGTTTAACACTTTACTCTTAGATGTTTTCTCTACATATTTACCTGCAGCATCTGTTGTAATATCTCTAATCTCTTTAGTAACGTTGTTTATAATTCCTTTCTCAGCAGCATAAGAAGAACCTAATATCTTAGGAAACTGAATGTAGTTGGTTGCACTCAATAATGCTACGTTTGATAAGAATGATGCATTACCTACACTATCTGCCATAGCATTGATCTTCTCAAGATCTTTACCTGTCGGGTTTATACCACCATTGTTATTTCTAAACTCTTGTATCTTTTGATTTCTAAAATCATTAAGATTTTGATATGCTTCAAATCCAGCTTCTCCTGTGGTAGATAATCCTGCTACAACAGCTCTGTGTCCTTTCTCAAGAACATTATATTTTGTTAAATATGAATCAGACAAAGCTTTTAATCTACCATAGGCTTGTGTTCCTTTTTGTGTAGTTAATAGTGCTTCTTCTGATAAAGCGACTGCTTCAGCAGCTCTACCCATAGATAATAATCTAGAAGCACCAGGAAGTGCAGCAAGTCCTTTTAAACCAGCAGAATAAACTCCTCCACTTAAATAAGCTCCTGCAGCAAATCCCATGTTTTTAACAACACCATCCCATAAGAAGTTACCAGTCATCCAGTAATCAGGAGAATACCAATTAGCATTCTTCTCTACATCAGTATAGAAGTTAGGTGCATTGTCTTCTGCATCCTTTACAATTTTATCTAATGCTCTATTAAATTCATTATCATAGAATGATGCAAATCTACCATCTGCTCCCCATCTAACTAAACCATTAACAAGACCAACTGTACCTTGTAAAAATGTTGTACCTGTAAGTAATAATCCTTTAGCAACACCATTAACCATTTTTTCACCCCATCCTTGTCCTTGTGCATAAGCATCTTCATTGTTATAATCACCAGGAACAAAGTTTTCATATCTATTAGAAGACACTTCAGCAAGAGTTCTCATTATACTTCCTCCTTGTTTTGTAGGAGTAGGTGTAAGTAAAAAATTCTCCAATGATTTCAAAGAAGAACCTTGACCACCTCCAACACCAACTAAAGTATTAGGAGCACCATATGCATTATCAGGACTACGATATTCTGTTAAAGGTTCTGGAATACCAGGAGCACGATATCCACCAAACTGATCTTCAAGATCAAGTCTATCCAATAGTGGCGTTTCTACATTTAATTGTGTAGGTAATATCGATGCACCATCTTGTGCAGTGTCAATTGGTTGTGTATTATTTTCTGCCATTAGAAAGGTTTTTGTGACGCTTGTTTAATTAAATTCAGTTCTTTTGCAGTTGGTGTTCTACCATAGATCATCTCGAACACATCAGCATCTGTTAAATTTTGTAGAGCAGGAACTATTTTATTTTCCTCAATTAATCCTCCACTTGGATACCCAAGGTTTGTTGTTACTACTTTATTAGTAATAGGATCTACAACATTAATTCTAACGGAATACATTCCTGAGTCCTTGCTTTTTACTACATTTCCTGAAAGTCCATAATATTTTGTATTTGGAAAATCTGTAGTATCTAAATAAGAATTCCCAACGGTTGTAACTTTTCCATCATATGCAGTTGTATAACCACCTGTTCTTTGCATCTGTCCAAGAATTGGACGTGCTGCTTGCACAGCAGGATCTGCATCAAATCTATTTCCGAATACAGATCTATAAGCTTCAGGTGGAACTCTAAATCTTACTGTCTCACCTTCTTTACCTGTTGCTGAAATTTCATACATTGCTGGAGCATACTTAGTTCCTTCTACTACTTGCACACTAGCGTTTTCAATTTCAGCACCAATCTTTCTTAATTTTGCTACACCTTCTTCACCACTAACTTCTGGAGAATTAGGTAGGCCTCCTTGTTTTTCTGAAAGATCTGCGAACTGTTGTAGAGCAGTTCCAAATGAAGTTTTCTGAGCAGCATTATTTAAAGCAACTCCATACTCCACTCCTTGCATAGCCATTGTTCTCTCTTTGATTTTACTACCAACCCAGTCATTCTTTTCTTGTAAAACTTTACCATAAGGAATATTAACCTTTTGATTATAGTTTCGTACATTAGCCATTAATGTTTTTTGAACATCAGTTTTTTGTTCCTTATATGCTGTATATAAATAATATTCTTTAGGAGTAAGTTCTGCTTTTGCTTTAGCATCATTATATGTAATTCCTCCATATCCTCCTCCTGTACTACCTCCACTATAAATACTTACATAGTCTTTAATTTTGCTATTGAAATCTACAAAATCTTTAGGAGTGTACACTACCTTTGAGTTAGGGCCCTTCACTATAATATTTGGAGAACCAGCAGGAATATATTTATCTATATTTCCAAATTTTTTATCAGCTTCAGCACTGATACTATTAGTCATTGCTTCTGTTGCAGTTAGTTCTTTTTTAGCAGCAGATGTTGAACTGAAATGTGATGCCAATAATGGATCTACAGATTTACCACTTGACCATGCAGCATATTGTTGATCAAGCCATTTTTGATCTCCTTTTTTACCAAACTCATCCATGATCGCTGCATCTTTAGCAGCTAATTGTTGTTTCTCAACTTTTACATCATTTACAATTTTTGATAAAGTTACATCTGGAAGATCATCTTTATTTACAGAGAAAGGAAGTCCACCATAAGGAGCTGCTGCAGCTTCTTCTAATTTTAATTTCTTCTTAGCTATTTTTAAATCTTCCTCTTTATAATAAAGATCAGATTGTTTAAATCGTTCATCTTGCTCAAATTTGAGCATAAACTGTTTCCAATCCTGAGCTTGTTTTTCTTTAAACTGTTTTACTTGTTGTACAGGATTAGTTTCAAAAGTCTGACTAACTTCTTGGTTAGAGAATGTGTTTGAGAAATTGTTTACCCATTTAGTAGTGAATAGTTTTGCTTTCGCAGCTTCTATACCACCCTCAGACATTGATTTAGTTATACTGTTGTACTCTCTAGATATACCTTCTAACTGTGCATCTAAAGCATTAACTTGCTGTTGTAGTTTCTGTTTCTCTGATAAAGAGTTAGTTGAGTCCATAGCATTAGCTAATGTATCTCTCTTCTCTTTAAACTTACTATAATCTTCTTGATATGACTTGTTTACATCAAACGCAAATTGTTGAGGAGAACTACTAGCATAGCTATATCTACCATCAATTTGCATTGACTGCCAATCATTTGGACTAAGACCTACCATCAATGCTGACTGTATTCTTTCAGGAGTGATTCCTGCTATTTTAGTTCTAGTCATTGCATCTAACACTCCAACTACATTTCCATTAGCATCATATTCAAAAGCTACATCTTTAATGTTCTCATTCTTAACTAATGCTTTAACAACTTCCAATCCATTCTTCTTATAGTCTGAATATTGTTTATATCCGCTATTAAATGTTTTGTTAATATCTTCATTGTTTAACCAATCATTAGCATTTGTTTTAAATTCCCAGTCATGAGATGCAGATCCTTTACCTGCTTTATTAGCAGCATCCATATCCTCTAATCCTTTTCTATAAGCTTTGGTAGACGATATTGCATTAAGTACGTTACGATCTTTAACAATTTGGTTAGTCATTCCATTTACAGAATTGACCAATTGGAAATTAGAAAAGTCACCAGCAGCAACTGTTCTAATATCATTACCAAGTTGATTAAGTTTAGATTGTAGATACACTTTATCTACATCTCTAATAATATCTAATCCAGCAATGTTATCAATACTAGTTTGTATCTTTTGTATACCCTCATCATACTGCTTTTGTTTTTGCATACCAACTTGAACCATTGCCTCTACAGGTAATTGTTGCACGTAAGGATTAAATTGAGGTATTGAGTCAGTGAAACTTGCCATAATATTTATTGATTAGCAAATGTAACAGAAATAATTATACTATACAATATAAATCTTTCAAGTTACATAAGTTTTATAATTAATTTTGTTATTTAAAAGCTTTTACAATTGAGCTTTGTGAGTATTTTTTATTAACTTTTCCTCCAAACTTTTTAGGAGCTACTTGATTTATATATTCTTGATTAGTATATTCTTCATCATCAATAGGAACATATTGTGAAGAAGAAACTGAACCTGGTGATACAATAGGACCAGTTGATGACGATGGTATAGGAGTAGTTTGTTCTACAACAACTTCGTCTACAGATATTGGTTTATATTCTTCTAATTGATAATATAAAATATTTCCATTACTATCTTTTACAGGAACTTGTCTTTGTGTACCATTAACAGATGCCACTGTAGGTATGTTTGGTTGGAAAGGAGCATTCATGTTAATTAATCTACCTGCAGCATCATATCTATAGTTGTATAAGTTTTCATATACACCTAATGTTCTATTCTCTAATTTGTTTTTAGCATATTTATCAGCATACGATTTAGCAATTTCTAAATCTGTAGCTTTTGTATTACTAAGAGCTTGTTGCTGTCTTTGATACTGTTGATTAGCTAATCCTAAATTTGTCATTTGAGCATTGTTAAGTGTAGCTCTATTTCCAGAAAACACTTTATCTCTCATTGATTGATTAGCTCTAAACTGTTCAGCTAACACTTTACTATTAGCTCCATATTTCTGTGCTAATAAATTAGCTTTCATTGCTGGATTATCAGTATTTCTCAATGCTGTTAAGAAATCTGAATCATTTTCATTTAATACATCCTGATAAGATATACCATATAAATCATCAAGCATTGGATTATATCTTTGCATGTTTACAGGTTCAAGTTTATTCTGTAACTTAGCAAGCATCTCTGGAGCAAGTTGACGAGGATCAAGTGGTTCTTGATCTGTAGGTCTTATAAAAGGAAGTATTTGTCCAAATATATCCAGTAATGCACTTCTTTTATACGGAACAGGTTTTGTGTCTGGTAATTTTTCTATTTCTGCACTTTCAATTTCAAATTGATTAATAGGACTTTCTTCTTTCTCACTATCTAAACTACTACTTACAAATTGTTTTCCAACATATTTTGTTTTAGTTCCTGGTATTGGTTTTTTTGTTTTAGGATCAATTTCTACATCTGGTAATATTCTAGCTTTAGATCCTCTCTTCTCAGCTTCAGCATTAAATGCTTTTGCGTATTCATTTACATCTTCTGGATCATTTGGATCAAAACCACTCCAATCATACCAATCATTCTTTTTTGTATATTCTTTAAATTGTTCAGGTGTTACGCCACCAAACAATCCAGTTGATTTATCTGCTGATTGTTTAGGAATATAATCCATAGCACTAGCAGATTTTTTCTCTGCAGTAGTTTTTTTACTTGATTGTTTTACTTTAATATATTCATTACCAACTTTTTTGTATCCTGCATCAAGAGCTTCTTTCTCACTATTAAATTTAACTTTACCACCACCTTGAGCTTTTTTAATAGCAGCTCCATATTTAGCTTGTGCTTTCATAGCTTCTTTGTCAAACTTAACTTTACCTCTTGCAAGATCATCTGCAATAAGTCCATATTCTTCTGCTGTATCATTAATTGCACTTTGTAAATCAGCAGCTTTTATTTTCTTATCAGCTATTGATTTAAGTTTCATGTTTCCTCCTTTGATGTTTGCTTCTAATGAAGAAAGTTTTAATTTATCAAAAGGAGTTTTAACATCTAACTCATTTAATTCATTTGTTGACTTTTCTACAATCTTATTTTGTTTTTGTTCAACTTTAGATAGATCAGCTACATAGTTTTTAAACTTCTTACCTTTAGCTTTAGGATCTCCTAATATAGAAACATATTCATTTGGGATTTTTAAATTACCATATACAACAAGATTATCTTCTCCTGAAGATCCATCTTTTAACTTAACAGCAGGTTCTCCTCTTTCCACTTCTACAGGACTATCACCAAATGTGATACCAATTCCTGTATTACCTTTTCCATCAGACTCTTCATGAGATTTTCCTCTGAACATTACAGTTTCTCCACCACCAGGTAAGTATGGATTTTCAGACATAGGTTCAGCATATCCACCCCAATGAGTTTGAAGTTCACCACCCATATCGTATGTTTGCATAGCTCTTTCGCTAGGTTCTCTGTAAGCTTTTAAATGTCCACCAGCTCTGAATTGATCTTTGTGTGCAAACTCTGCATAGTCTTGAGCATCAAGATCTCCAAACTTAGCAATCACTTGTGGATTCCAATCATTACTTACCCATCCACCATCTTCCATAACTGAATTAAATCGATTATGTATTCCTGCTGTACTATCTATACCTGCTACATAATCCATGTTACGTTGAAATCTTTGTTGTGCATTTTTAGTTTTTCCTCCAGTTTTATCAAACATTCCTCCAATCATTCCACCAGCCAATCCTCCAAATGGTCCAAACATACTACCAACTGCAGAGCCCATTTGAGATCCACCACTATTATTAAACATTGAACCAGTTAAAGAACTATATGGATTTTGTCCAAATCCTTCCATACCTGCACTAGCAATTCCAAATTGAGCTCTAGGAACATTTCCTCCATGGTAGAATGATTTTTGTTGATTTACATCCATTAATGGAGTGTATCCAAGATCATCATATATAGAATTACCATCACCATAAGTATTTTGTATCTCTGTGGGATTTCCTCCTACCATTCCACCATCTTGTAATCTAGCACCATTTCTAGCAAGAGCATTGGTTCCTACACCTTGTCCTGGATATAGTTGATTTATGTTAGCTATTTGATTTTGATCATCTGGTCTTATCCATGTATTTTTTGGTTTTTCAGCAAACTGATTAGATATAACAGCTCGTTTAACTACACCACTAACATCTGCCCACATTCTAGCATTTTTCAATTCTTCTTCTTGAGCTTTCATTGCGTTTGCTGCATTGAACATTCCACCAAAAATATTCATACCGCCTTTCATTACATCAGCAGTGGTTGTTGTAGTTGTCGTAGCAGGTTGACTTAAATTTTCATCAGCTGTAGACATGTTCATATACATCTGATTATAATTAGGAGCAGGGTATGGAGTGGAACTGTACATTCCAGCATTAACACCAGGGGATTGCATCTGTCCTTGAATTATATTACCAATATTAGGAATATTCTGAGCTCCTTGCATTCCTTGCAAATAAGAACTCATTCCAGACATAATTGTTCCAGCTTGTGCTTTCTTAATTGATTTCTTAGCTTCTGGATGAGCTTTGAAGAATGCTGCTTCAGTTGGATATTTTTTGTAAAATGCTTTCTCAGATTTTACACCTGCAAGTTTTAAGAATTCTGATTTCATAATTTAATATTTATCTAGCCATCCGCCAGGTTGTTTTGTATTATAGTTTGTAAAGTTAAGTAGATTGTCTAAATTAACCAAACCTTTTTGTTCTTGTCTTAATCCGTTTTTAGCCATAGGAAACTCTGTCACCTTTGTACCATCAAATTCATATTCTTCTTCTGGATACATCATCTGTGTATCACCTGTGTCTGATATTCCAAGTACAGGATAAGGTACTCCTTGCATTGTTATATATGGAGAATTGATTTCTGTTATTTCACCAGGGTGCTCCCATTGTCCCATATCATCTTTAATTACTCCTCCTTCTTTTAAAGGTTTTATTTTGTAAGTATGAGACATACCTTCTACAAATTTTTCTGCTTCTCCTTTATTTACTAAGTTCTCCCATAATTTATTTGCAGGGGCAATACTTCTTCCTAATTCATCTTTATCAGTAAATTGGTGTTGCGTACTTCTAGAAAATAATGTACCTTCATTTTTAGACTGTAAATCTTTAGCAATATCTTTATATATTTTAGAAGCTAATCCTTGTCTTCTTAATTCAGGATTAATTTGAATACTGCTTACATAAACTCCTGAAGGAGTTTTTTTACCTGAAAAAGTACCAATGTTATTTTCTTGATCATCAGTAAAACTATATTTTATATCATTTCCTTCTGATAAATCTTGTTTAATAAAAGAAGGTTTTATATTATTTTGTTTAGGAACTTCTATTGGTTTATATCCTTGTAACCAATCTTTTTGTAATATTCTTCCCTGTTCTACTGGTATTTGGCTTTGTGTATGGTAACTCCAATCTTTATTAGAATATCTGCGTGTAAATTCAGCACTGTTATTAGGTACTTCTGCAACAAAACCTTTACCGTACCTGTCTGCTATTTTAAAATCAGGACTATAATAAGTTTTGTCAAAACTTTTTCCAAACTCAAATACTTGTCCACCTGGTAAGACAAACTCTTTTTTTGTATTTGCTGCATTTTTAGGTCTAAAAACTCCTGATTGTAGTGCGTCTTCCATCCCCTCTTTACCTAAACCTCTGTAATAAGCTTCTGGATTAGGTTTAAATGCCCAAGGATTGTATTTATATGCATTTTTTAAAGCTGTTTCTTCTGTTAAATATTTTCCTGTTTGTTGTAATCCTTTTTGTAAAGGTTGTTTTAATAAAGACATTCCCATTAATGTTTCAGGATCTGTTAAAGCATCAACAGCAAAAGCTGCATATGGATTTTCTACTCCCCATGTCTCAGAAGGAATTCTTTGAGTAGAAGGGTCCAATGCGTTTAACATATTAAAATCATTTCCTCTAAGAGCTTCCACTCCTTCTACTAACGCAGATTGAGGAGCTTGTAAAGAAGCTAAAGGAAGATCTCTTAACCAACCCATTGCAAAATCTGTTGCTTTGTCTGCATCAAATCCTCTACCATCTGTAGCTCTTGCTTTTAACTGTCTTGTTATTGGGTCATTTGAATTTAAATTTTCTCTTAAATATTTTTGTTCACTTGGAGTTAGTTGTTGATAATATGGAAATTGTTTATCATAAGGAGTGACAACCACTTCATTAAGTGGATTGAAAGAAATACTTTCATCATCGTTTTGTACACCTATTCTTCCTTCATCATATAGTTTAGCATATTCAGAAGAATCTGTTAATATCTTTCTTTTTTTTCCTTCTCCTTCATCTACTGTTATTGTTTTTCCTTCTTGTGCACTAGGCATTGTTTTCTTTGCATATGGTCCTTCAGATGGAATACCCTTTGTACGTGCGTATGTAAATCCTACAGAGCCAGGAATAGAACCACCCATTGCTTTTTTCTTAAGAGGTGCTTTATAAATACTATCCATGTATTTTATATATTCTGGATTCTTTGCTAAGACATTATCTCTAATATCCATAACCTGTTTTCCATACAAAGGATTTTTTTTCATACTTATTCCTCCTTTAGGAATAGGAACGCCATATATCTTTTGCATTTCAAAACCGTGATAATCTTTTTCTGTACTAGGAGTGATGGTTCCAAGACCATTATACACTTGTAAACGCATAGCTGGATCTGTAATACCAAGTCTATCAGCCTCTTTCATTTTTGCATTATATGCATTAATAAATAGTTGATAGTCATCATCTCCTCCCCAATCACCCATAACATGACCAATGTTACCATCAGTTTTTCCCCACTTAGTTTCTTGAAATCCCATAGCACTAAGATTCATAATATCCTGTTTAGACATTCCTTGTCTTTTAGCTTCTTGTATCAATCTATCTAAATGTTTAGAACTGTATTTACCTCCAACTAAATCAGAATTAGGTCTAAGAGGTTGATTAGTAGTTGCTAATTTTTTTCTTGGATCAACTATATTAAGTGTTCTAGTATTATCTTTATTTCCAGATTTTTTAACTGATGTTTTTTTAATTGGTTTAATTTTTTCTTCTTTTTCATCAGAGAAAAATTCTACAATATTATCTCCTAAATTAGACATAAATGAAGTGAAACCATTTTGTGCTTGAGGAACATAATTAACTGGATAGACATATCCACCCATTTGATAATTAGGTGTCATTGTAAATTCACTTCTTAATTGTTTTAATCTCTCTGCAGCTTTTTCTGCTGACTTAGGAGTTCTATATTCATTCTGAGGTCCGTATCTTTTTTCTATATCTTTATTGTAAGCATCTGATGCAGCTTTGATTATCATAGCTGTTTCATAATCAACACCTTCTTGGTTATAATTATAATAATCACTTGGTCCTAACATATTCATTCTTTGAGAAGAAACATTAAATGATTTAGGTTCTTCAAAACGTTTTGTTACATCTATTTCTTGTATAGGAAAAGATATAGGTGCAGTTTGTATTGGTGATAAGTTTATAGCTTTCACTCTTGGCTGTAGTGTTTGAGTCTTTACAGGTTGGTTTGTATTTTTTAACCATTCTGGATGTGCATCAATTACACTTTGAGGAACTCCTGATAAACCATATTTTTCAACTCTTTCTTGTTGTAGTTCTGGAGGAACCATGTCAAAAGGCATTACTGCCAATGGATCATAAGCATATGATTCTACATTATCTGTATATTCTAAACTATCTATTTCTTTTTGTATTTCTTTTCTTTTTTTTGGTTCCTTAGTTTTTACTAATAAAGATTCTAACTCATCTCTCTTAACTAAATTTGGAGATCTAAATTGATATACATCTTGTGGAGTAATTCTTTTATCATAAAGAGGCATTGGAGATCTTAAATCTAAAAATCCATGAGACTGTTCTCTTTGATAAAATTTATTTTCATCTATAGGTAAGAAGTAATTTTCTAAGGATGGTTTTCTATCTATTAGTTTACCTTCTTGATCTACATATGTCGATTCTCGTCTTTTTTTAAAATCTTCTTTAGATTTATTTAATTGTTGAATGTATTTCTTTGGATCAATTTTATCTTTAGCTAATTGAACATCTTTGGCTGCTCTTTTTACCGTTTCTTTTGCTTGTTTTATTTCTTTTTCTTTATCTACGTTTGTGTAATATCCAGGAATAAGTTCATTTTCAAATTTTGCTTTATCTAACCAACTTTTAGTTGTTTTTAACCATTCTTTACGATCTTTCAATGATTTTTTATAATCTTCTGTATCTTTAACTTTTTCTTTTTTATATTTTTGTTGTTTATAATAGTCTTCTATTGCTTTTGTATTATTGTACACAGCAAGACTATCAGCTCTTGTAGCTCTTCCATTTTGAGCCATAGGAATCTTTCCTCCTTCTTCAAACTGTCCACCCCATGCAGGAGAATAATCTCTACCTTTAGTGTTATTACCCATACCAACAAATCCTTCTGGTAATGATACAGATGAATCGTTTGGATTTTCTTTAGTTCCATAGTTATCTAACCAACCACCATTTTTCATGTTGTTAGAATTATCTCTTCCACACTCATGACATATGTACATATCTTTCTTACTAGAATCAGATTTGTTCCAGCTCCATCCACATGTGCAATTTACTTTTCCTTTCATTATTTATAAGATATTTGTGCAGGTGTTAATATAAATTGAGACACTAAATGTGTTGTTGCAGAGTTATCAAGAATGTGTCTCACTTTGAGCTCCTTAGCTCTTAATGGAGCCTTTTTAAAACTTCTTATTCCATAATCCATGTTTGCTTGGTTCACCACTTTATCTATTGACATAGACTCACATGATGCTCTAAACAATGGAACTTGTGAAGATTTTTGTAAAGCCCAAAATGTATTATACTGATAGAAGTTATCACTCTTAGTGTAAGTGATTGTCTTACTGTCTGTATTGTATATTGGATACTGTCCGTATGCCTGTAAGTTGTTCATAGGTTTAGGAACAAGTTCTAGTATACCAGAACTCTGTTGTCCGTTATAAAGAACAGCTTTATTAAACCACTTGTTGTTTGTTTCTATTCTTACGTTATCATCAAACACACCATCAGGTATAGGAAGATATTCATATGCCTTAGTGTAGTCTTTTACATTCTGTAAGATCTCATCTTGATAACTGTATGCAAAAGGATACTCAATTACATATGGATCTATGTTTCCATAGAAGTAATTGTATATTCTAATGTCTGTTAAGTGTCTCCATAAACAACCTGTCAATGCTTGTGTATATCTAGCTTCAGCAAAATCTGTAATACTAAAATTGCTCAATTGAAAAGTCTTTTTAGATTGACATTCACCAGTAGATTGTATTGTTATAGCAGTCACTTTTGAATTAACAATATACGTTACTCCTCTTATCAATTGCATCTTAGAAACATTCTCTGCAAGAACTTCTCCAAAATTATCAGTGATAATAAATGGACCAGCTATTGCACCAGCTCTTGTTAATTTTATTGTTACATTTTTTGTCATAATATTAAGGAATGGTAGTTGTTGTTGTTGTAATAGCAATAGTAGTTGTGGTAGTTGTGGTAGGATTACAACTAGCAATTTCAATAACCACTCCACCTACAACATGATATACATAATCTTGGAAATCACCTCTTATACTAGTGTACCATCCATCAGCAATAACAGCACATCCTGGTTCATTAAATCCAGTATAAATAATATCTCCCACTTCAGGATATCCATATATATTATCTGTTTGTAAAGCTCCTTCTATAAAATAAACAGTTAGTGTTGGAGGATTGTTTATGTAGTAATCATTAAGTGTTGGCACAGAAAGACATACATCTACTAAACTTAATGTTGTATCAACATATACACCAGGAGCAACTAAATCATCTATATATCCAATAACTAATTGTATTTCATATAATCCAGGTGGCTTAACACAAAGTGTAGTGGTAGTAGTTGGAGGAACTGTTATTATTCCATCACCTTCTAACTCACAAGAAGTTTCAACAACTACACCTGCTAAAGAACAATCTAACACTGTAGTGGTAGAAGTGGTAGTAGGTATTGGAGGAAAATATTGCGTTGTGGTTGTTGTTGTAACAATCACTTTATCCATTTCTCCAACCAATGCTTGAAAATCACCTTGCCCATCTATTTCAGTACAACATCCATTGATTCCTGAATAAAAGAAATTGTTTTCTCCTATATAGAAATTAGGAATATAACTATGAAAACTCACCCAACTCTTAGTATTAAAGTTGAATGACATGGTCCAGGATTTATTACAAAAGAATTCTGGATCATTCAGATAAACTGGTGTTCTTATTATTACAGGTACTGTAGTTCCTTCATCCATGATTATTAATTTTTTATTAAACGTACAGAGTTATTGTTTCCTTTGTTTGGACTTGTAGCATTATAAGCTAATGGAGAGTCCCATCTAAAAAACACAATTTTAGCACTAGTACTGTCAGTTTGTGTAGATGACCAAAAATATCCAAGATATCCTATGTTTGAAGGAGGAAAAAGATCTGTTCCAGCAATAATATTATGACCTCCAGGACGAGCTGTAAAACCGCTACTATTAGTAGCAGCAGTATTAGGAGCTACCCAATGTGAAATACCAATCTCTTTTAATTTACCACCTGCAACTGTGTTACCACCTAAACAATCAATTAGTGTATTCCATTCTGTAATAGTTGGAATATGGTAACCTAATGGAGCCAGTCCTCTAGAATCATTCACTGCATGCCAGTTATATAATTTACCGTATGTAGAGCTGTTTGATGAATCATAATTTACATAAGACCAACATCCTGTACCTGATGCATTATAGCTATTTAATTGAGCTTGACTAGTTGCTTGCGGTATTACATCACCGTTTCTATAAGTAGTAACATCTAAGTTATATTTTGTCCATACTTGGTTACAAATAGTAACTACTGGGTAAGGTACTATTGTAGTAGTAGTTGTTGTAGTTGATGTAGATGTAGATGTAGTACTACTACTTGTTGTAGTTGTTGTACTAGGAGGTATAAGAGTTGTTGTACTAGTAGTTGTAGGAATAGTAATATATTCTATTGTTTCTACATAAAACTCTTTAGTATCAGGATCATATTTAATGTCTTTACTCAAAGGAATATAATCAAGTTTAGTAATAAGCACTCTATCAAACTTACTGTCATACACTCCATGTAAACCAATACCATTAAAATTATTATCTGTATCAACCTTAGGAAAGTATCTTAATATTTCAAAAGCTAAATGGTCTGTCATAAATCTATTTACACCAGAACCAAATCCTGTCATATCAACAGCTTGTGTTCCTGATATAAGAAATATTTGTCCACGTTTAGCATCAACAGTTACTTGCCCTTGAGGAATCTTTAATAACATCTTATTCTGACTTCCTACATATCCAAGATCAGTTTCAGCAAAATCAATTGGAGGAGCACTAAACATATTAGGATTACCTACATACGCAGCCTGTGGGTTACTTGTATCAATAGTTAATAAGTTGTTATACATTAATGTCTTATTCTCAAACCTAGCAAGAATAGCTCTATTCTGAATACCATCTAATGATATTAATCTTCCATAGTTTTGTGGAAAATCATGATACGAAAGAGCTCTATAGGTTAACCAGTTATTCACTCTATTATCAGCATCTACAGACTGTGAATCTGAATAGATTGTTCTAAATGGATAATTAGTATAACATACATTACTCCAATCATTAGGAAGATTTGTGTTAGGAGTTTCTTTATTTTGTTTAGAATAAGTTATATTATAATAATATGTATTATCTTGTATAATAGGAACATATGTCTGTTGAACCCAATCATCAGGAATACTTGTACTAACATGAGGCCAGAAATCTCCTTCTCGATTATTGAATGCTTGTCTAAGATCTAAATTGTAAGAAGTTTCACAATAGAAGTTAGGAATACCATATGCAAATAGGTAGAAAAAACCATCATAGAATGTTCTATATGTACCTGAAGGACCTCCTAAAGTTTTAGGTATTGACGCAGGATCATTAGGACAATCAAAGTTATGTGCTTTAATTGACACAATATTTGTCATGCTACTATATGAAGATAGTATACTTCTTGCAGAGTGCCAATATTTTGGATAGGCAATGTTACCAATCTCATCATAAAATATATCTGAATCATCTATTCCATCAACTCTATTATCAAGAAAGAATGGAAGCTTAGTCTTAAATGCAAATCTACTTATAAATGTATCTCCTCCAAAGAAAACTTCTTGTGGATAGATTGATGCATTGAAGAACGCTTGATATCCTGTATCAACAGTTGTATATGTATACATTTGTCCCCATTGACTTGGTGATACATTTTTTAAAGAAGCATAATATGAAATAACGTTTATATCTTGTTCTTTTTCTGGAGAACCACACAAATCATTTGTAGAAATTGTAAATCTTGATTTCTCATTTATCAATGGTGTTCCTGATGAAGCTAGCAAAGATGCTGTAGCATTAGGATAAGGTAGTGCAGGAATATAAGTTCCTTCAGTACCTTTCGTTCTTAAAAATACAGATGATTCTCTTTGAAAGTTATTTATATTCTTATCATCACCAATATTCTGAACTCCAGGAATCAAATATGATTTTAAATCTAAAGGTCTTTGTTTTATTCCTGTTATTCCATTTGATGTAACATTGTTTCCTATATTTGCATAATAGTCATAACTAGCTATAGAATTGAATGAATAAGCATAATTCTTTCTAGTAATACCATTAACATATATTTGTAAGTATGCCTGATATGCAGTGAATATTGCGGTTATATTAGTTCCACCAATATTAAATGATGCCTCTAATGCATCTTCTTGAGCTTCTTTTGAAAGAAGTCTATATTTAGCATTGTTCTTAACCTCAACAAAGTGAGCTCTACCACCACCAAACATTACATTCTCAAGCTTTAATACATCACCTAAAAATGGTTGTCCAAATGATGTTTCAGGAGAATTAAATATTTGTCTGTATTTATTAGTAGAGTTTTCAGTTATAGGTAGAGGTTGTGGATTATTACATGTTATTTTAGATCTTCTTCCTCTATTTACATTTGTTGGGTAAACTCCTTCATCACAAAAATCAAATGGTTGAGTTGTTGCACCAAAAGCATTACCTCCATAAGTTATATTATAAGGAAGTGAACCAACATCTAATCTACGAGCATATTGATTAAATACTAAAAGTGGACACAATGCACCAGCTTGCCAAAATATTAAATTTATTAATGGACTATTGTCACCTGTCCATCTAGTGTCAGCACCTGGAGTATAACAAGAAGTTAAAGATGCTCCAGGAATTAATACAACATCATAGTTTGCAGGACCTATGTAAGCTAATCCACTTAAAAATGTAGGACGTGTTAATGAGCAAAACTCATAATTTTTTCCTGCTTGCATTTCTTTTATAGTGTATCTTCCTGTATCTGGATCTGTGTAAGCATATTCTCCTGTTGTTCTACATTCAACAAACCACACTTCTGTTTGTCCTAAAATTGTATATGCATTATTTGAAGTTAACAAGAAAGGATCTTCATTAAGATCGTTGTATGGATAGTTTGGATAATAAAGAGTTTGTTCATTTCTTGTATACTCTCCAATGTTTCTTAACATCCCTTTAGCTACAATGGATCTATTTGTAGACCTATCTCCTCTAAATATCTTGAATCCAACTATCTCTGTTTTCTGTTCTTGTGTAAGATTAGATGTTTGAATTAATGAATTAACTTCTGCAACATTAATATTTACACCAATTGGAAAAACAGCATTATTCTGCATTACAGGTTCAAATCCAGGACCTAATGTATATACAGGATTTTCATATATAGGACTTACAAGAACATCTGGAAATTTATGATGTCTAATTTTTTGTCCTGCGAGATCTCCCCATAATAAATCATTACATGGATATTCTAAATCAGATTCCCAATAAGCAAACTCTCCATATTGATATGGTGTAGCATTACCAATAGGTGATCCAGTAGCAGTTCCTGTAACAGAAGCTGTATTATATATTTTCCAATAAGGACTATATCCAATTCCTGTAACAGGATCGATATAATCTGGTTCTCCTATAAAATCTGAATTTGTATTTGGAACATCTGGAAAAGCTTCGTTATAATTTTTTAATCTGCCAGGAATGTGAAAACCATCTGTTTGTTTTCCATTCTTTAATAAGAATGCTATTTCAAATGCATACACTTCATCACGCAAATACCCACGCAAGTTTGTTGCATTTAATTCATTTGAATAGTCTTCACTTGCAGGTATTTTATATGTTTCCCAATTTAATGATATTCTACTAGCAATAGATTGATAATTTATTCTATCAATAGATGTCAATTGATCCCATACAAGAACATCTTGTACAGCTGTTAAATCTTGTGCAATGTCATAGTAAGGAAACCTTTCAAAAATATCATTTATAGAAACAGTTACATTTATAACACTTTGTCCTGTATAAGTAATTCTGTCGTAAGTTTCTTTTATAGAAAAAGTTCCAACCAATTCAGCTGATGTAATTGAATTTACAGTTTTAATTACAGCAAGATTATAATAATTAAACTGTCCAGTTAAATCTAATTCATTTATGTCAACCACTATAGATTTACCTACTTGATAACTAAAATCTGGTGTAGTTAACTGTGGATTAGCAATAGGTGTTGGATTTGTAACAGAATAATATGATGTATAAGCATTTCCTTGAGCATCTGAATACTGTATAGCAAATTGATAAGTTCCTGACACAAGATCTCCTCCACTTACAACATCTGATACATTTAATGTAGGAATTGAAAAATTAGGTTGTATTTTTAATTGATTACAATCTAATTCATTTGTTTCAACAGCATCACATAGATTAGTATCTATCTGTAAGACATAAGGAATATTATCAATGTCCATATATCTTCTAGAATTAAATCCATCTGTCCAATAAATCTCTGTAGAACAGTTTGTTATTCTATGAACAACTTTGTGTATAGGATGGTCAATATTAAAGTTTAAACAATTAGCATTTACCAATTTACGGTAGATACAATCATTATTATCCATATATCCAATTTCACTTTGTCCTGTTAAAGAATTAGCTAAGAAGAATATATTTTTGTTTTTTTCTGAAATAAGATGACTTCCAATTAAGGAATATCCATCAGGAAAACTTACACATAGTTCATTCCCTGGCTCATTCTGATAATTAACAGAACTAGCATCAAAGTTTTCAACAGCAGCGTTTAATGCATATGTAAGAGTTCCTGGTTTAATTTGGTTCAAAGTTTGATCCATATTAAGCCCTACAGTAGCACTATTGAATTCTTGTCTTATATTTCCTTGTTGTTGTTCTTCAGCCATAATGATTAATTATTACGTCTTCTTCCATAACGATTGATTCTACTAGGAAGCTCATACATATTAAATCTATTAAGATCGTTTTTGATTCTTCTTTGTTTCTCCCAAGGAGATTGTTTCTTCATTTCAATCTCAGCCATGATGTATGCTTCTTCATAAGCTTGCTTGTGATACATCATTTTTTGTTGAAGTTGATTGAAAGTTTCATCATTAGTTTGATTTGTAAGCATTTCAAACACCTTAAACTTAATGAATGCTTCTATATACTCTCTTATACGATAGTTATCAGGAATCATTTGATTTCCTATATCATCATATTCTGTAGCATAGAATAATAAATGAACTGTTCCATTTCTGAAATTAGTTACAAACTTATTATCTCTAATATCAAAACTATCATAACTAGCAGCTCCAGGAGTGAATTGATGAATAGAAGGAGCTTCTGCATACATTTCCCAGTTATTTGTATATTCCACTCCACAATTTTTTCTTGCAGAAATATTACCAGGTCTAAGTAAATACTCATGAGTAAATGCTCTAGCTACACTATTGTTTGTTTTATATACAGCTTGTACTAACTCAGGCATACATGAAGGACATCCTGTTGTACATTCTAAATTTGTACAAGGAGTTCCATTTGAAATAACTGGACTCACTTGAATAGTGGTAGCACTAGCTGCTTGAGAATAAAATGAGTTAGCTGATTGATAAGGATAACCATTAACTTCCGTACACATCCATGCTTCTCTAACAGCAAAAAAGTTATCAGGAAGTCTAGCTTCAAAATCTTCTATAAAGAGAATTTCTTCACTAATCACAAATGTAGTTCGTCCTAACTTTCTTAGAGCTTTGTCTAAGTAAGTAGGAAACAAAAGATCATCCACTGCAGCAGTATCAAAATAACTCTTAAGTTCTTCTTTAACTGTTGAATAGACAGGCTCTGGGGATACGAAATTATATTTATAGTAGTATGACATAGTTCATTATTTTTTCCATTCTCGGTAAATATTTTGGTACTTATCGTCGGTTTTTATGTAATGTGATAACAGTCTTGATGTAAGTCTGGAAGGTTTGAAATACCATAAATCAGAGTGTCTGAAACGTGCTGTATTTTTAAACCACATCCAACCAAAGAAATATCCTTCTGTATGATAGTTGAAGTTATAGATCACCTTTCCTTTCTCTCTAGTTTTTTGCCAATCAATTGGTAGGTTGACAAACTCTTTACCATCTACATTATTCTTTAACTTTCTTCTTTTCTTTTTATTGATAGAGAATTCTCCAAATCCATAAGGTAGTTTTGCTTTCTCTCCTGTTTCTAAAATGTATTCTTTAAAAGATTCATTGAATGTGTAGAGAATATTTCTCCACTCATCGTATGTAAGTTTTATAGAAGGATGTTTTTTACAAAACTTATTATAGTTTTCCTTACTAGAACTTCTCCAATCAATCTTTGTTCTCATTAATTAGTTGGTTTTGAGTTTGGAGCTTGACCATCTATTCCTTCTGAACTTACATCAGTCTTAAGATTGAAATATGTAGATAGAAGTTTTTGTGAAGTAAGCTGTAATACTTGTTGTTCTAAATATCCAGGAAGAGCAAACTCTTTATCTAATGGATTTTTACATATTTCATCCAATGTATAATCTGAACTCCCACATCCACATTCTGGATACATGATTTCATTTTCAACATCTTCTTCAAAGAATGCTACAAATCTAATTGATTTAATCATTGGATTGTTTACATAAAGATATCCATTAGTTATCCAGTAATATTCTTCTTTCTTAATTACAGGAAGCTTCAATAGATTTATGTATCTATTAACAGATATTTCTTTTAATTTCTTTCCTTGGCCACCTAATGCATTAATAGAATAAACTCCTTGTATTACATATTGGTAATTACCTTCTGATATACGTGGAAGTTTAAGTTTAGTTCTAGCAATAGTGCATTCATCTACATAGTTACAACATTCAGAGATAGGTACTTCTATCATCTCTAAACATGGAATAGTAGTGAACAATGTATCAGTTGCCCAAAGTTTTCTAAGATTGGTTTCTCTTTTAATGAGTAATAGAGCATTGTTTCTGATCTCAGAAGCAATAGCTCTATCTGTAATAAGACTATCTGTAGAAAGTATCTTGTGGACACTTCTAACATCTGATACTAATTTTCTTAATGTTGCCATGTTATTTATATTCTATGTTCAAATTCAGCAACTTTACCAAGATCTACATCATATACTAATGCTAGAGCAGCTCTTACTGAATGTACGTAATTATTATCTAAGTGCCATCTATCAGTTCCTGAAAGACTAGGCATTTGTTGTATTCTCACTCCCTTAATCTCTTTAGCCATATAGTGATGTTTATCTCCTGTATGAACTTCTCTGTAAACAGCATCACCAAATTGGTGACTATATTTTGGATGTGTTGCAAACAATAAAGGAAGATCTTCTATCTTACAGTTACCATGGTGCCATCCAATAAATGTATTTCCTAATGTAACTCCTTTAACTACACTATGTTCTCTCATAAACTCTACATCCAATGCATCTTTAAAAAATACATCTAATGCATGTGCTAAGTAGAATGATTTAGTTCTATCATGGTTTCCTTGTACAAGAACAACAGTTACATTGTTACAACGTTGTCTCAACATATTAATTGTATCTACAAGAATAGCAAAGCCTAATTCATACTCATCAGCGTAATCCATTATAGTGTCTTGTGGAGTACCGTTTGTAGTTTGGTGTTGATAGTTATCAGTGTGAAAATAATCGTTGGATATAGGAAGAATTATGTTGTTTACATTGTAATTACTAGTCACTTTCTCAATCAAAGACTGAGCCACACTAACATATCTTAAAACTCTTGTAGTTATATCATTGTCACCATCCACTGTTCTCTTAGCTAAATGATAATCAGATATAGAAATCTCTACATCTACAAAGTCTTTATCTACAGAACGATCTACTTTGGTAATTGATATATTATTTGGTTTGTAGTTTTCTAAAAATCTTGCAAAGTCTTCAGGAGAGTAATCTTTTGCTTCTTTTCTTTTTGAAAAGACTGAGGAAGTGAATTTACCGTTAGGTAATAATTTAGACCAATAGTTTGTTATAACATATTTATCTAAGTTTATCTTATGTAGCTTAGCTAATTCAATGTCATCTTTAGGTTCAAAGTCTGTAACTATTGTACTTTCTATTGTACCTTTTTCAACATTCACTTTGCGTTCTCCTGCAATAGTTTTTATTACATCTTCATTATCTTTTTCTCTAAGTTCTTTCATGAGCTCATTGACCTCAAATTCACTTATTCCTAATTTCTCAGCGTAGAATTTTTTACTTTTCTTCTGACTTAATAACTCTTCTAATCGATGTAACAAGCTTTGATTTTCAGACATATTTACTCATGTTAGTTAAAAAAATATTGTAAAGATAAACAATAGTTTTTATATATTCCAAATAATTTTAGTTAGAGATGTAATTATTTATAATTAAATTAGTTAGAAACAAAAACTCCCAGAGACAATTTGTCCCTAGGAGAAAACACAGAAAACCAACAAACTGTGATTTTTATATTATATTTTTAAATTAAGGACAAATTGCTATTCCAGAGGCAACAGCTCCTACTCCATTAATTTCACAATTAGTAGAAAATGTACCAAGATCAATTTCTATATGATAAAAATTACCATCCCCTACAAATGGAATTGTTCCTCCAGAATCTGTATAAACAATACTACCTGTCGTTATTACTTCACTACCTGGAAGCCCTCCAGTATTAGAAACCCAACATGGAGTATCTAAAATTTCACTACAAGCATCTGTTGGATGAGATGTACTAGATATTAAAGCTTGCATTAAACCAGTAACGGTAGTTGTAGTAGTAGTTGTTGAAGAAGAAGAAGTTGTTGTAGAAGTAGAAGAAGAAGTGGTGGTTGTTGTAGTAGATTCTAATAAAATATCTATATAGTTTATACACACCCCATTTGATTTCACTCTAATTGTTGTTGTAAAGTCAGGAACTAACGCAGAAGAATATCCTGCAAGCAATGCTGATTTAGAAACTCCTGATTCAAAAGCCGATGTATATCCATCTAGATTTGAATAAAGATCAAAAGGTCCACTGTCTGTTCCTGCTATTGTTAATGTTATAAATACTGTCATATTTTATTGATTTTAGTTTTTATTATTAAGGACCACATATAAATCCAAGTGATGCATCTATTACTCCAATATTATTTATTTGCATACTATAACTATTAGGATAAGCATCTAATTGTATGTGATAAAGATCTCCATCACCTACAAATTTATATGCTGGCAACATTGACATGTCTGTATATACAATTAATCCATTAACAATATCTGTATTACCAGTTACCCAACAAGTTATTGTCATTGGTATTGGACAAGCATCTGTTGCAGAAGATGTTGCTGAAACAAGTCCTTGTCTAGTTGATAGACAATTTCCATCTCTAACTAATATTACAACTATATCTGTACTACTAATTCCTGGATTAGTAAGTACATATGTTCCATCTGTAGTAAAGGATTGCTCATCTTCTATTACACCATTTATAATAAGTGACATACAATGACCACTAGGAGAAGCTCCAGAAATAACTACATTAATATCATCATTACAAGTTGGGATATCTCCATATAGAATAAGTCCTGGACCAATATCTGTAGGAAGTGCTATTGAACACGATGTTGTAAATACTGAATCTATGTAAACACTTGAATATAAATTGTTAGCAATTAAGTTATTCTCACTTGGAGTAGTGGTAGTGGTTGTTGTAGGGGTTGCTGTAGTTGTACTGGTAGTAGTAGATGTACTGGTAGATGTACTGGTAGATGTAGTGGTTGTACTACTAGTAGATGTGGTTGTTGATGTTGAACTACTGCTACTAGTAGTGGTAGTGGTAATCTCTGGACAAGGACCAAGTGAACTAGAATTCATTAAACCAGTTACAATTACAGTTCCCCAATCAAGATAATCACCCACTGGATAATAGTTAGAATTAATTAATGGTTGAGTTAGATCAAGATCACTGCTATAGAACACCCAATTTGAACCATTATAATACACTTGAGCAGGATATCCTAAGAAAGGAAGAAAATTGTATGTAGGTCTTCCATTAAACAAAGGACCATTTCCTGATAGCAAGAATGAATATTGAACTCCACAACCAACACTTTCTAAAAATAAACAGAAACATATTAAATCAAGAGGTGGTTCTGTGGTGGTTGTAGTGGTGGTTGAACTAGTAGAAGTGGTGGTAGTTGATGTAGAAGAAGATGATGTAGTAGTGGTTGTTGGACAACAAATATTTAATTGATTGTTTATAATAACTAATGTATTATTTATATCCACTAAATTTTCTTCAATGTTATTCACTTCATTTGTTAAAGATTCTACATCTTCTATAATAACACACACCACTCCATCTAACTTTTCAAAAGCTACATTCAAAGTGTCACATGTTTCTATATTAGAACAAGGCAATTGAGGACCATCATAAAAGACATCACTCGTTCCTATTATTGTTGTATTATTTATTTGAGGACAATTACTCATTTTTTATTAGTTTTATAAAACACACGGACCATCATTTATTATATATACATTATCGTCTGTATCTATACTTATTGCACAAAATGTAACAACATTTCCAGAACCTACTGCTCCCTCTTGAAATCCACTCTCGCAATTAGTGTAAGTAAAAAATCCACCACCTGATAGTCCAATAATTGTATATTGATTACACAAACTAGCTGTAGTGGTAGTAGTGGTAGTGTTACAACATTCATCTAAATTATTTTCTATTATTATAAGTTCACTATTAATGTTAACTATCTGTTCTGTTAAAACATTAACTAAGTTTGTCAAACTTGTAATTTGACTTAATAAGGAACAAATAATAGCATCAGCTTTTTGTAACGCTACATTCACTGTATCGCAAGGAGCAATTAATGTACAAGTTAATTCAGGACCATTATATATAACATCACTTGATACAGGTAAATTTGTAGAGCAAGCATTGTTACATTGTGAAACTGAATTAGATTGATGACATCCAGTGCTAACAGGAGTGGGTGTACAACAAGGGTTAACTGGTAAATAAGGATATGCCATTTTAATAAGTTGTTAAGGTAAGTAAATAATGTAATAAGCAGCATTCACTGGTTGTATATTTGTGTGAGGAAGTCCACCTCCATTATTTTGACAAGTTACGTCAACAGTTACATCAACTGTAATTCCTGTTAAAGCAGGATCTGTAGTTCTAGTTGTTGGTACAGACTGTCTACTACCATTACCATCACCAGAAGAATTAGTAACTCCTTGAAAAGTATGAGAGTGACCAGGGTCTGTAACATCTGTTGAAACGTTAGTTACTATTCCATGATTATGATTAGGCATTTCTAAAAGACTAAGAGTAACTTGATTTGTTCCTGCTACACCTCCTAATGAATAATTAGGATTTCCAGAAACTGCTGGATTTACAGCAGGATTCATAGTTGGTCCAGGAACACCATTAATAGCACCAACAATAACTCTTCCTCTTAAATCAGGAGTACCATTATTACCATTACATAAATAAATATTTTGCCAATTTCCAATACCTGCTCCTGTAGAATCAAAATTTGTTAAAGGACCATAATAAGCTACAACACCATATGGAACCATTCTTGAACTATATAATGATCCACTAGAAGTACCATCTAGATAAGCTTGTATATAAGTGTCAATATCATCAATACTAACATATGTGTCAGGAAGACTAGCAACAAGAAGATTAAAATCAACCTTCAATGTACATAATGTATTAACTACAGCTTGTACAATAGCATGTGTGTCTGAAGAGCTTGTCACTCCTGTTAAGCAATTTGCTGGTAAAGTGTAATCAGCATTCAATATAGCAAGTTCTGCTACAATAGCATCTACTTGTTCTTGAAGATCACAAGCAGCTTCTATAAGAGCTTTTGATATATCTACAATAGAAAGATCTTTACATGTAGGTAGATATTGTTTTACAAGATCACATATTATTACAGGTGCAAGATCAATCTTCACTCCTGTACCATCTAATGTAGATGTAAGGAATGTAATAAGAGCTTGTTCTACATAAGACAAAGAATCACCTGTTTGGATTCCTAGGACAGGAACATCTATTCCTGTATATTTAACACATCTGTCAGAGACAATCTCTGTACATCCGTTATAACAATTTGAGCAATTGGACATATTATTTATTTTAAAAGGTTTAAACTATTGTTGTTGTAGTAGTTGTAGTAATGAATGATGATATAGCACAACTTTTTTCTACAGATGCTCCACTCACCTGTTCAGATAAAGTGTTAACTTCAGTTATATTATAAGGATAGTTTGGAGATATAGAAAATAATTTATTAGATGAACTTGCATTAAATATATAAATATTTCCATTATTTTCTGTTAATCCATATGGTCCAGTTATTGTTGGATAAAGATCTACAACAAGTTCTAAATTCATTGTTATAAAATCATATTGTAATAATCTAGTATAATAATAACCAGGAGATCCAGTTGTATAAGTTTGTGTTGTACATATTAATTTATTATTAGAAGTTAATAATATGTCTCCTGATATAGTGGTACCATATATTGAACTAAATGATGGTAAAGTTGCTATCTCTAAATAAGTAGGAGTTGATCCAGATATGTCAATTGATATAAGTTTATTATTTAAACTTCCAATTAATAAATTATTATTACTAGCAACTAAACCTGGTCCTGCATTTATTATTATATTTCTATTAAAAGATACTGTCCAAGGATTAAATGTTATATTATATTCTTTAATTAATCCACCATTTGCAATCCATAATTTATTATTAGTATTTGCTATATCATTCCAACTTCCAAGTCCTTCACTAAATAATTTAGTAAATGAGTTTGTTTGAATATTATAGTAACTAACTTCATTTCCATTAGTAACAAAAGTTGAACATTCTGGAATAATTATTTGTAATGTAGTGGTAGTTGTTGTTGTAGAACTACTGGTAGAACTAGAACTTGTACTAGTAGTTGTTGTACTAGTTGAAGGAGTTGTAGATGTTGTAGTGGTAGTAGTTGGATTTTGTACAATTGTAATATCACAAGGTTCTTCTAAACAACGTTCTGGTTCATTACATCTACTTACACATCCTGCAGTAAGTCTTATCACTCTACTAGCAATCATTTGAACAGAATACTTTGATACATAATTAGGATTGTAATATTTGTACATAAGAATTCTTCTATATCCAATTAATTGAAGTATATCACTAGAAGGCACAGATTTATTCAACATATATGAAATATTGTTGTACAAATTATTGCCAAGTTCTGCCAACTTGCAATCAATTTTTTTAAGTAAAGAAGGAATGTCCGAACATTCAGGACAGTTGGTTAGTCTTGGTGATAACATAATCAAGTCTTATTTATTTTTGAACTTTAGATGCGCAATGTGCACATAACCCATTGGTTAGTTGACATCCACATCCCACTTTAGCTCCACATGAAGTACATTGTGCCATAATTAATAAAAGTTTATTACGTAGTTATTACCAGAACAACCACAGTTGGATTTTAAAAAGCTATTTAACATATTATCTGCTTGAGCATATAATGTGTTGGATTCATATTCTGCACAGTTATTAGCTGCTGCAATTGCTCCTTGAATAAAGAAGTTGATTGTATTTAGTTGTACACTAGATTGAGTTTTAAGAGCTCTATCACACTCCATCATATTTAATTGTAAAAACGCATTGTCAAACTTTTCTTGAAGTTTGTCAACACGTAATATTGTTTTCTCCACATAGTTTGCATATGCAGGAGCTACAGAATATCTCAATCTATACACTCCATCAGGAAGTGGTTGATTACAACCAGGTTCTGTTATTCCTAAATTAGACGATGTAAATACATTGATTTCATTAGGAACAAATGGTAATATTTTGGTTCCGAATCCTGGAATATCAATCTCAATAGATGGTGCTGACACCACTGGAGGATTTGTTGGATAGACAGAAGCATCAATAACCCCAAGAGTTAATGTGTTATACGTTGGAACAACTAAAAAATCTAAATTTAATGTTGGCATGTTTTATTTATTTAATAAAAAAAAGAGGAAGAGAAAGCTTAATTCTTTCCTTCCCCTTATTTTTTGTTATTAAAACTAAATTAAGTTTTATGCAAGAATAGGTGGTATAGCAGTTGTAGTAGATGTTGTAGTGATACAAACATTGTTTTCAAATACTTCTCCTAAAGCTTCTTCTAATATGTCTTGGAAGTCTGGACTTAAATTATTTCCTCCTTGAGGAACAGCAAGAATCACTGTAGAATCTTCATGAATATAATCACCCCATACATATGCAGATCTATCATACTCGTTAAATTTGATATAGTAAGTATCATAAGTTGCACCATCAGAAACATAAGACTCAAAGTTCTCATTATAACCAGCCATTCTGTATAAATGTTTCAAATATCCAGCTTGGTAGCTATAGAAGTTTTTCTCTAATTGGATAATCTCTGCAGATGTTCCAGTTGCATAGTTAGAAGTTTGAACAACAGTTGCTTCAGCAACAATGTTACAATTATCAGCAACAATAAAGTCAGCTGTAGTTGCAGGACCACTGTAAACAAAAGTGTTAAAGAACATTCTATCATATTCAAATGGGAACGCTGCTACATCACAAGGTTGACCATATTTAGTTAATGGTTTTCCAGTGATACGTAAAATTGTTCCACCTACATTTTCAAATGTATAGAAAGTGTTAAAGCTAATGTTGTCAGGGTTGATACCAGGAGCTTGTGCTTCTAATTTAATAATGAATTGATCAATTAAATCAGAAGTGTTAACAGTGTCACAAGGATCACCACCACAATCACAACAAGGAGCTTGTACAGTAACTGAACGAGTGAAACCATTGAAGTACAATGTATCAATGTAAGAAGAATGTGCTCTTAAAGTTAATGTCACAACATCTCCACATTTTACATCAAAATTTGTTACATCTGTAATTTGAGTAACAGCAGTTGAACACCCTGTTACTTTGTACCATTCTGTTACGTTTGATCTACAAGCTGATGTGCTTCCATAGCATCCAGCAATTTTATCAGAACGTTTAGAACCTTGCAAGTAAGTGTTTTGTCTACCTTGAGCAACGTAGAAATAAGGAGAGTTAGTAATATCTCCTGAATCTACTGCTACGTAGTTACTACCAAAAATACCAACTTGACCTGGAGTTAAGTCTTGGGTAGAAATCGAACCAGAGCTAGGGACAGAAGTTTGCCCTACTGGAACCACGAATACCGTGGTTAATGAAAAATCAGCCATTTTATTATTTATTTAAATGTTAATATTATTCGTTTGTTTGTATTCTAAACTGAGCACTTTGTGCAGCAGAAGAATTTTCTGTATACATTGCTAAGTTTTGAACTGTTAAATCTAGAAGTTCATCTTCTAAATATGTTTCTAATTCACAATCTTGATCAAATGATGGTGTACCATCTAACATTATATATCCTGCTTTGTTTATATATACAGGATATCTCATGTACATTATGTAAATTTGATTTGGTGTAAATGTTCCATCTGTAAATACAGAAATCTCATCTGATGATAAAGAGTTGAATGTTTCTTGATATTCAAAACTTGGTTTGTAATGATCATTGTTTAATATAAACTGAAGATCACCATGTTTTGCAAGATCTCTGTTAATCCAAATCTTTCTGTTCTTACATCTTCCTTTGTCTGCTAAAATATATGAATCAACATAAAACATATATTTAGGAGTTAAATTATGAACATAAGTGCACCATTGATTTAATTCAGGATTCTTTAATGTAAGATCTAAAGGCTGGTGATTATAATTCATTATAAGACTTTGTAGGTCTTCATAACGTTTTTTAAATGAATCCATCCCTAATCCACTAGGTACACTAAGACCGTCAATTTTTTGTTTTATCAACTTAATCTGAGCCTCATTCAAAGCTAAGATCTTGTCTTCTAACTGAATCTGTTGGTGCTCATTAGTTGATAGTTTATTTAGTTTCTGATCGATCTTATATAATAAACTATCTACTGGTATCATATTCTTTTATATTTATAAACTAGCTCCTTATACAGAAGCTAGTTTTTT